CTCTGCTGTTGAATCAATAATGGAGCGATTGCGTGAAGGACAAACAGTTCTTGGAGAAGCAGATCACCCAGAAGAACTGACAGTTAACTTGGACAGGGTTAGTCACATCATTCAAGAAATGTGGATGGATGGACCTAATGGATATGGTAAACTTAAAATAGTTCCAACTCCAATGGGTAACATTGTAGCAACATTGCTTGAAAGTGGTGCAAAATTAGGCGTATCCTCTAGAGGCAGCGGTAACGTAAACGAAGGCGGAGAAGTATCCGAATTTGAAATTGTTACTGTTGATATAGTAGCTCAACCAAGTGCCCCGAAAGCATATCCAAAGACTGTTTATGAAAGTCTTCAGAATTATGAAAAGGGACAAAATTTACATAACCTAGCAGAAGCAATGGTGCATGATAAAAAAGCTCAAAAATATTTACAAGATGGTATTGTAAAATTTCTTGAGGAATTAAGAAAAGGAAGTAATTAGGAGAAACACATGGCCGAAGCACTCAAAGAATTACTAGAGAGCGATCTCCTAGACGAAAATACAAAAGCCAGTATTCAAGAAGCATGGGAAAGTAACATAGCAGAGGCGAAAGAAGCAATTGCTTCAGAACTTCGCGAAGAGTTTGCCAATCGCTATGACAGTGACAAGGCACAACTTGTCGAGGCTATGGATAACATGCTTAATGATACTATTAAGGCCGAAATCGAAGAGTTCAATGAAGAACGCAAAGGTCTACTACAGGCCCGAGTTGATTATAAGAATGCAGTAAAAATTCATACTGAGGCTTTAAATCAATTTGTAATGGATTCACTTAAGGGTGAAATCAACGAACTCAGAGAAGATCGCAACCAACAATTTAGTAACTTTAACAAATTGGAAGGTTTTGTACTAAAGCAACTCGCAGGCGAGATTGCCGAATTCAACGATGATAAGAAGTCACTCGCTGAAGCAAAAGTTAAATTAATTACGGAAGGTCGTTCAAAATTAAATGAGGCGAAAGCCAAATTTATTAAGCGTAGTGCAAAAACTGTGGAAGCAGTTATTGAAAAAGTACTACGTAGCGAAATGACGCAATTAAGAGAAGATATTAAGTCCGCACGTGAAAACAACTTCGGACGTAAGATTTTCGAATCATTTGCCGCAGAGTATATGACATCATATCTCGCAGAAGGTACAGAAATCCGAAAACTCAATTTAAATATTGAGAAACAACAAAAATCAATCAATACGCTAACTGAAGCAAAAGAAAATGCAGAAATTGCCGGAAGGAAACTTCAGGGCAAAATCAACCGTGATAAAGTCATGGGTGAACTGCTAGGCCCTCTAGCAAAAGCAAAGCGTGAGATTATGGAAGAATTACTTGAAAGTGTTCAGACAAAGAACCTTAAAGGTAGTTTCCAAAAATACTTACCAGCAGTTTTGAATGAAATCGCTGTTAAGGACGATACTTCAAAGAAGGCTACGCTCACCGAAAGAACTGGTGATAAAGTAGTAGCAAAATCAGAAGAAACCTCTAGAGATGGTACAGCGCAGGTTGTTCATCTTAAGAAATTAGCAGGAATCAATTAAGGAGAGAACAATGGCAGAAAACCTTATGGAAAATGCAAACTGGGGTGCCACTAAAGAGGCTCTTCTAGAAGGACTAGAAGGCCAGCGTAAGCAGACAATGAATGTGATCTTAGAGAATACTAAGTCACATCTTACAGAAGCGGCTACCGCTGGTGCTACTGCCTCAGGCAACGTAGCAACCTTGAATAAGGTCATTTTACCAGTAATTAGACGTGTAATGCCAACAGTAATCGCTAACGAGATTGTTGGTGTTCAGCCTATGACTGGTCCAGTTGGACAAATTCACACATTACGTGTACGTTACGCAGACACTTTTAATAGTGCCGGTGGCGTAGACACCGCGGCAGGCGAAGAGGCATTAAGCCCATTCAAGATTGCCGCAGGCTATTCAGGATCGGCCGCTGACGATAAGGCAGCAGGTACAGCCGCTCTTGAAGGTAACGCGGGTAACCGTTTATCAATTCAGATCGTAAAAGAAACAGTAGAAGCGAAGTCACGCAAAATGTCCGCACGTTGGACTTTTGAGGCAGCGCAGGATGCTCAAGCAATGCACGGCATTGATGTTGAAGCAGAAATTCTTGCCGCACTAGCACAAGAAATTACTACTGAAATCGATCAGGAAATTCTATCATCTTTGCGTTCACTTGCAGGCGCAGATGTAACTTACACACAGGGTAGTGTAACAGGTACACCAACATACGTAGGTGACCGTCACGCCGCTCTTGCAATTCTAATGAACCAGCAGGCTAACCTAGTAGCGGCTCGCACAAGACGCGGCGCGGCTAACTGGGCAGTTGTTCCACCAAATGGACTAACAGTTCTACAAAGTGCAACAACTTCGGCATTTGCTCGTACAACAGAAGGCACATTCGAAGCACCAACAAACGTCAAGTTTGTAGGTACATTGAATGGTACAATGCGTATCTATGTTGATACATATTACACAGAAGACGGTTCGTCAGCAGACATTCTAATGGGCTATAAAGGCTCAACAGAGACAGACGCGGCGGCATTCTATTGCCCATACGTACCACTAATGAGTAGTGGTGTCGTAATGGATCCAGCAACATTCGAGCCAGTCGTGTCATTTATGTCACGTTATGGTTACAAAGAGTTAACTAATACAGCGAACTCCTTTGGTAACGCAGGCGACTATGTATCTGGTATTGCACTAGCAGGTCTTGCATTCGTATAAAACATTACGCATGTTTATAGTTTAGAAGCCCGGGTTTACCCGGGCTTCTTTTATGAGCGTTCACCTTCCTTAATAGATAAATATAATTAAAGCATCGCATTAAGGTGAAATAAATGGCACAAAGTTCAATTAGAAATTTAAATATTGATGGAAATTTAGTTATTTCCGGTAGTACCACACAGTTAGATGTGAATACAATTGTTGTTGATGATAATAATATTACTATTAATGATATTACAACACCAACTGATGCAACTGCTAATCAGGGTGGATTAACATTAAAAGGTACAACCGATAAAACAATTAACTGGGTTGATGCAAATGATGCATGGACATTAAGTGAGCATTTAGATATAGCAGATACTAAAGGATATCGAATTAATAATGTTTCAGTATTAACTGCAACTACACTTGGTAGTTCTGTTATTAATAGTAGTTTAACAAGCATTGGAACATTAACTGAATTAACTGTTGATAACATTAAAATTGATGGTTCTAATATTGGACTACTAACTGATTTAGATTTAATTACTCTAACAAACAATACTGTTACAGTATTAGGTGCCGTTCATGCTACAACATTGCATGGCGATGGCAATGCAGTTACAAATTTAAATACATCATCATTTTCGGCACCAGGAAGTAATGGCGATATAATTATAAATTCATCTGGTGGATTGGGTGCAATATCTACAGTTCCTTTGGCCCAAGGTGGTACAGGTGGCACAGATGCTGATACAGCAAAAACTAATTTAGGTTTAGGTACTGGTAGTTCACCAACCTTTGGTAGTACAAACGGCGGCCATGGCGCCGTTCACATTGAAGCACATCCAGATGGCTCAACACTTAAAACGGCTGGCCTTTTGCAACGAAGTCTTCCACCGGCTGCCGGCTCTGGCCATAGATTTTTTACTGGTATAGGCGACGCAAATGGTAGTTATTTAATTTCACATAAAGTTACAAGCGATGCTGGTGTCGATTCCGGAACTGCAAAAGTTTATTTTTGGACAACAGATATTGGAAATAAAGTATACCTTGGTGGTACTTATCCTTCCGCAACAACAACGAATGCTTATATTAATGGTTTAGCATATCCAACAGCAGATGGTTCTAATGGTCAAGTTATGACTACAAATGGCGCAGGCACATTAAGTTTTACAAGTGTTTCTGGAATAGGCGCATTGTTGGCGTCAAACAATTTAAGTGATTTAGCAAGTGCCGCAACATCAAGAACTAACTTAGGATTAGGTACATCAGCAACACAAAATTCGGGTGTGTTTGCACAAGTTGCTAATAATTTAAGTGATGTTACAGCCGCAACAACAAGAACTAATTTAGGTATTACAGCAACAGGCGCAGATACTGCTTATGCATTTAGAGCAAATAATTTAAGTGATGTTACAGCCGCAACAGCAAGAACTAACTTAGGCGTAACAGCAACAGGTGCTGATACCGCTTATAGTTTTAGAGCAAATAATCTAAGTGATTTAGCAAATGCCGCAACAGCAAGAACTAACTTAGGCGTAACAGCAACAGGTGCTGATACTGCATATAATTTTCGAGCAAACAATTTAAGTGATTTAGCAAATGCCGCAACAGCAAGAACTAACTTAGGGTTAGGTACAATTGCTACACAAGCCGCTAATGCTGTTGACATTGACGGTGGTGCAATTGATGGCGCAACAATTGGCGCTAACTCAGCACAACCTGCAACAGTTACAACATTTACTTCAACTGGTATCGATGATAATGCTTCTTCAACTGCAATGACAATTGCTTCTAATCAAGATACAACGTTCGCGCAAGGCATTAAAGTTGGTAATATAGCAGGTGCCGCAGGCGCAGGTAACATACGTTGGTCAGGCACAGACTTCCAAGGACATGATGGTAGTAATTGGCAATCATTAACAAGTGCCGCAACTGCTTCGGTAAGTGGTAACATTGCAACATTTACAACAACACAAGCAATAACAGGTACATCATATGCTGATGTTCCTGGGTATACAACAGCAATTACAGTAACAAATTCAAATATTATTAATGTACAAGTTAACGTTGATTTACTCGCGCCCGCCACTTCCTTCCTGTCTTATCTTAAATTGGTAAGAGTTATAGGTGGTACACCTACAGATTTATATGAAGATGAAAGCGGCTCGTCGTCTAATGAAAATCCCAATCATTTTAATATTTCATATGCAGATGCCCATGGCCAAGCAAACGGTACTGTTATTACATATAAACTAATGGCAAAAGTATCGGGTAATACATTAACTGTTAATCCGTATGCAAACAATGCACAAATTTTCGTTTATGAAATTACAACAAGTCCAACCGCAGTTACATCAGTATGGGGCCAGACTGGCGACGTTACTTCAGCCGACTGGGGCTCGGTAGCATAACATACTATTAAACTTCATTCTCCCTAATAATCAATAAATACATGCAGTTGTTAATTGTTCAAGAGGGTGTAGGCACCCAATTGTTTTAAAATATCAGAAATATTTTATAAAATATTTACGACTATATATACGGGAGAATAATAAATGCCAAATTATGCAGTACAACGTCGACGTGGTACTACTGCCCAACATAGCTCATTTACAGGCCTAGAAGGTGAATTGTCAGTTGATACAACGAAGGACATTGTTGTTGTTCATGATGGTTCAACAGCAGGCGGCCGAGCAATGCTACGTGAAGACGTAGACAATCTAGCAAATGACGCTATCTCAGGTGATAAAGTTCATGGTGGTACTATTAGTGGTAGCGTAATCTTAGATGATGGCGCTAACGCAACAACACAATCAGCAGGTAATGCTACAACTTTACTTGCTACAACAGCATTTGTAACAACAGCAGTTGCAGGTGAAAACACACTAGCGGAGATGGGCGATGTTGCTCTTTCAACTCCAGCAGATGCCGCATTACTATTATACGACACAGGCTCTTCAACTTGGAGAGATGCGGCTATGTCAGGCGATGCAACAATCAGCGACACTGGTGCAATTACAGTTTCTGGTTCTGCTACAGCAGATGCATGGTCAACAGCAAGAACATTGTCCTTTACAGGCGATGTAACTGGCTCAGGTTCAGTAGATGGCTCAGGCAACGTAGCAACCGCTTTAACAATCGCAGCAGATTCAGTTGCACTAGGTACCGATACTACTGGTAACTATGTGTTGTCAGTTGCAGACTCAGGCGGCGGCAATATTACAGTTACTAATGGTGTAGCAGAGGGTGGTGCAGTAACACTTAATACCGCACAAGATATCGCTACAGGTGATTCACCAACATTTGTTGGTTTAACACTTACTGGCGACTTAACTGTTGGTGGTACAACAACTACAGTTAACTCAACTGTTGTTTCAATTGCAGACGCAATGATTCAGTTAGCATCAGGTAACTCATCCGCGACAGCCGCTTACATTGGTATGCAGGCAGAGCGCGGTAGCGGCTCGTTCGGAGATCCAGATGCATACTTTGTTTGGGAAGAATCATCAGATCGTTGGAGAGCAACAACTTCACCAGATGGTACAAATCACACAGATGCAAATATGCAATGTGGTACACTAAATGGTACAGCAACAGCCGCTCTATATTCTGACTTAGCAGAACGCTATTCATCAGATGCAGTATACGAAGCCGGCACAGTTGTTAGTTTTGGTGGCGCAAACGAAGTTACACAAAGTACAGAAATGTATGATACTCGTGTAGCAGGCGTTGTTTCTACTAATCCAGCACATTTAATGAATGCCGAAGCAGGCACAAACGAAACTCATCCAGCAATCGCACTAAGCGGTCGCGTTCCAGTAAAAGTTATGGGTACAGTACGCAAGGGCGACCTAATGGTAACATCAGCACAAACTGGTGTAGCAATGGCCGCAGACGAGCGTGTAACAGGAGCAATCATTGGTAAGGCTATTGAAGCACATACTGGTGAAGGTATTGGTGTTATTGAAGTTCTAATTGCAATGATGTAATTTATACTTTTAACATATAGATTATAAAGAGGGCTAATTAGCCCTCTTTATTTTTGAGTTTAATAATAGTTAAAGGTTCATTCGGATCATATTCGTACATTGTATTAAATGCTTTAATCCAAAGATCAAATTCTTTTTGTTGTTCAAGTGCTTCATGGTATATAACAGGAAGCATATACATATTAGTATTCTTCCATCGTATAGCATGATGTTTAATTAATTGTTTTAAATTTTCATTGTCAAATTTAATTGATTCAATTACCTCGTCAAGCCATTTATGATTTTTAAATAAACTTAAAAACCAGATGTGTGTTTTATTGTTCTCATCATATTCAAGTTGTGTTACTTGTAAGTCATAATATAATGCTCTTACAGGATGAATCTCTGGACGATATTTTATTAAAACTGTTGGAAATTTAAAATCTGCTTTTTTTGATTTATATGTGTCTTGTAATACAAGGTAATCATTTGCAAAATCATTTTTATTTTTATGATATTTGTCTACTTTAAAGTTAATAATCTGCCTTTTAATTTCCTGCAGAAGTTTTCGAGTTTTTTTATCCGTAAACTCTTTTTTCCAATAATCTATAGCAAGGTACGCTGAACTGAATTTATTCTTATACTTTCCTTCTGAAAAGTATTTTGGGATAGTTCCAGTTATGTCGAATGCCTTTATTTGCCTATGTAATTCTGCCTTTATTAGATTAATTATAGTTGCCATTCATGGCTCCTTATACAATTTACAATTTACTATAAATATTTACAATTAATTGCTTGTTCGATAAAACTGGCTTTTAGTATTATAAGATCTTATAATTTAAAAAAGAATTCGTGTAAATACTACTGTTACACATTTGTAAGAATTGTAAATTGTGAGGGAAAAATGGAAATCCAAAAACATCAGTTGTTCGCAACTGAAATCTATACCACTAACTTTGAAACATCAGATGATGTTAACAAAGTTATATTAGAACAGTTTGATGCAAGCAAAGAATATCATACTGTTTCACATCATAACACCATGAGGTATGAGAATACCTATGTTTCTGTACAACACGTTCCTGCTGTCCAAGCAATCTTAACATCTGCTGTAGCAGTAACAAGTGTTTTTACAAAACAACAATTTCAAATCAATGAAAATAATTGGTGGTTTAATATTATGAAAGGTGGTGATGTTACTGATCCACATGGACATAGTCCTGGTCCTGTTTGGTCTGGCGTTTATTATGTCAAAGTACCCGCAGGGAGTGGAAAGTTATATTTCACTTATAATCGTATGCATATTAAAGAACCAAATTTCTACAAGTATATTGGACATAATTTCCAAGATGTTGAAATTATTCCAGTCGAAGGTATGATGGTTATTTTTCCAAGTTGGTTAGATCATAGAGTTGGAATGCAACAAAATAATGAAGATCGCATTTCAATATCGTTTAATATGAGATACCCACATGGAATATTATAATATCATACAATGCAAGTAATACTTCGATAAATACTTGTAACAAGTGCTCTAATTAGTACTTGTGTCTCGTTCCGTAACAGGAACTCCATGCGTTTATCTGCCCCCGCCTGAGACCGGGGAGGTTTAGAGAGGCATCTCTTAACTAAGCCTAGGATAAGTCAACATATGCAGTTGGCCTAGTCTAGAGTGATAAACAAGCCTATTTATAGACTTAATGGAGGTAATCATAAAATGGCAAATATCAAAAACTTTGGTATTGCTGGTGTTTCAGCCGACGTTCAGATGGGTAAGAGTGGTGGCCGCTTAGTATATGATAGCGGTAATACACTATTCAAATTTACTACATCAGACGGTTCAACATTAGCAAAACTACGTGTCGCTGAACCATCAGGTACAACTGATGCTGCTTCGAAAGGATACGTTGATGGTGTTGCTTCTGGCTTAGATGTTAAAGATTCGGTACGTGTTGCTACTACAGCGGCAGGTACTCTCTCTTCATCTTTTGCTAACGGCAGTACAGTTGACGGCATTTCACTAGCAACCAACGACAGAATTTTAATTCAAGACCAAGTAAGTGGTGCAGAAAACGGTATCTACACAGTTAACGCTTCTGGCGCACCAACTCGTGCAACAGATTTCGACGCTGACAGTGAAGTAACCGCTGGTGCATTTACATTCGTTGAAGAAGGTACAACAAACGCTGATAACGGTTTTGTACTAACAACAGATGGTACAATCACAGTAGGTACAACAGCAATAGCGTTCGCTCAGTTCTCTGGTGCGGGTTCAATTATTGCTGGTGCAGGTTTAACTAAATCTGGTAGCACATTGAATGTTATTGCAGGTACTGGTATTACAGTAAATGCTAACGATGTGCAGATTTCTGCCTCATACGCTGGTCAAAATACAATAACAACCCTCGGTACAGTTGCTACAGGTACATGGAACGGCACAGGCATTGCAAATGCTTATGTTGACAATGACCTAACAATTTCCGGTGGTACAGTAGACAATTCAATAATTGGTGGTACAACACCAGTTGCTGGTACGTTTACAACACTAACAGCCAATACATCTCTTGTAGGTACATTGGGAACAGCCGCACAAGGTAGCGTTACATCTTTGGGTACACTAACAGCACTCAACGTTGATAACCTTAACTTAAACGGTAATGCAATTACATCAACAGACTCTAATGGTAACATTGACCTAACCCCACACGGTGTTGGTGAAGTTAACATTACTAAAGTTGATATTGACGGCGGCGCAATCGACGGCACAATAATTGGTGCTAACTCAGCAGTCGCTGGTACATTCGGTGCCTTAACATCAACTGGTACATCAACACACGCATCAGTAGATATTAATGGTGGTGCAATTGACGGAACTAACATTGGTGCGGCTTCGGTTGGTACTGGTGCGTTCTCAACAATTAGTGCAACTGGTACAACAACTGGTGTTGCCGCTAATTATAGTGGCGCAGTAGGCGTTGACGGTAACTTTGATGTTGCTACTAACAAGTTCACCGTAGCCGCGGCGACTGGTAATACAGTTGTTGCTGGTACACTTGGTGTAACTGGTCTATCAACATTGGCAACAGTTGATGTTGGTGGTGGTGCAATTGACGGTACAATAGTTGGTGCCGCTTCGGCAGCCGCTGGTACGTTTACAGCATTAACTGCAACAGGCACATCGACACTTCCAGTTATTAATGGTAGTGGTGCGTGGACCAACACTGGTACACTTACAGCAGGTACAGTTGACATTAATGGCGGTGCTATTGACGGCACTAACATTGGTGCTAACGCACAAGGCACTGGTCGTTTTTCATCGTTGCAAGCAGATACACTTGCTGGCGCATTGAATGCTTCTAGTCAAGCCATTACAAACGTTAATATTGATAGTGGTGCAATCGACGGTACTCCAATTGGTGCAAATTCAGTATCAACTGGTGCTTTCGGCGCATTAACATCAACTAGTCATGTTTCCTCAGGTAACATTTCTGGTGTTGACGGTACATTCTCCGGTAACCTCGCAGTTACAGGTAATATTGTTGGTAGCGGCAATTTAACAATCAGTGGTGATACTGTTACAGCAAACGTAACAACTATTACTATTGAAGATCCACTAATGCTACTTTCAAGTAGTGCAGCCGATGCTGGTACAGTTGACGCTGGTTTTGTTGTAGAGCGTGGTTCTTCTGCTAACGTAGCATTGCTATGGGACGAATCAGCAGATGAGTTCGCGGCAATTTCTACAACAGATACAGGTACTACAGCAGGTAACGTTACAATCGCTGCCTATGCAGACTTCAAGGCCAAAGATGTTCAGGCCGGAGGTGCATTAACAGCAGCCGGTGCTACAACACTTAGTGGTGCTCTTACTGTTTCAGGTGGTGGTGCAGTTGCTCTAGGTGCAAGTGCCTTAACAGGTTCTGGTGCGTGGACACATACTGGTACACTTACAGCAGGTACAGTTGACATTAACGGTGGTGCAATTGATGGAACAGCAATTGGTGCGGCTTCGGCAAGCACTGGTGCGTTCTCAACATTGAGTGCAACCGGTACATCAACACTAACAACTGTTGATATCAATGCAGGTAATATTGATAATACAGTAATTGGTGCAAGTACAGCAGTCGCTGGTACATTTGCGGCGTTGACAGCAACTGGCACATCAACACTTTCAACTGTTGATATTAACGCTGGTGCAATTGATGGAACAGCAATTGGTGCAAATTCAGTATCAACTGGTGCGTTCTCAACAATTAGTGCAACTGGTGCAATCACTGGTGATTTAACTGGTGACGTAGCAGGTAACGTAACATCAACTGGTACTTCAACTTTCACAACCGTAGATATTAACGGTGGTGCAATTGACGGTACTAATATTGGTGCTAACCAAGTAGGTACTGGACACTTCTCAACATTAGGTGCAACCGGTACATTAACTGGTGTTGCCGCTAACTTTAGTGGTGCAGTAGGCGTTGATGGCAACTTTGATGTTGCTACTAACAAGTTCACAGTAAATGCAACTAGTGGTAACACACAGGTTGCTGGTACACTGGGTTCAACAGGTGCAATTACAGCATCAGCAGGCGTAACTGGTGATTTAACTGGTAACGTTGCTGGTAACGTAACATCAACTGGTACTTCAACTTTCACAACCGTAGATATTAACGGTGGTGCAATTGATGGTACAGCAATTGGTGCTAACTCAGCATCAACTGGTGCGTTCTCAACATTGAGTGCAACAGGTACAACAACTGGTGTTGCCGCTAACTTTAGTGGTGCAGTAGGCGTTGATGGCAACTTTGATGTTGCAACCAACAAAATGACAGTCGCAGCCGCATCTGGTAATACAACTATTGCTGGTACACTTGGCGTAACTGGTGCAATTACTGGTGCTTTAACTGGTAACGTAACTGGTAATGTAACTGGTGACTTAACTGGTAACAGTGCTGGTACACATACTGGTGCAGTATCTGGTAACGTAACATCAACTGGTACTTCAACATTTACAACTGTTGACATTAATGGCTGTGCTATTGATGGTACAATTATTGGTGCTAACGCAGCCGTAGCAGCCGATTTTACAACAATGGATGCAACTGGTAATGTTACAATTGGCGGTACTCTAGCAGTAACCGGTAATACAACACTAACAGGCAACCTAACTATAAACGGTACAACAACAGATGTTTCAACTGTTAATACAGTAATTGAAGACGCTGTTATTATGGTCAACAATGGCGAATCTGGTGCAAGCGTTACAGGCGTTTTCTCTGGTATCTCAGTTGACCGTGGTTCGTCAGCAAATGCCCATATGGTATTTGATGATGGACAAGATCGTTGGGAATTCCTAACAGGCCACGACACAATTGCTTCAGCCTCACTTGGCAACGTAGCATTTGGTACAGTCGGTGCAGGTACATGGCAAGGTACAGCAATTGCTGACACATATGTTGCTAACGATCTAACAATTAGTGGTGGTACAGTAAACAACTCAGTCATTGGTGGTTCAACTGCCGCGGCTGGTACATTTACAACACTTGGCTTTGATACACTAGGTTCTGCTGTTGATATGGGGAACCAAAATCTTACTAATGTTGACATTGATAGCGGTGCTATTGATGGTACAGTAATTGGTGCCGCTTCGGCAGCCGCAATTACAGGTACTACTATTACAGCAAGTTCCTCATTAGTAGGTACACTAGGTACAGCATCTCAAACTAATGTTACCGGTCTCGGTACAATTGGTACAGGTGTATGGCAGGGTACAGCAGTAGCCGCAGGCTTCGGTGGTACCGGTATTGATACTTCAAGTTCAACTGGCGCAGTTCGCGTAGACAGTGGTACTTGGTCTGTAGGTGATGTAAGCCTAACAGCAGACGTATCTGGTACACTTCCAGTTGCAAATGGTGGTACTGGTATTACATCAGGAACAACTAATCAGTTCTTGAAGTTTACAGGTTCTACAACAATTGGTGCAGGCTATGCAGAAGACCTCTATGCTAATGATGTTAAAGTCTTTAGTGCAAGTGGTGCAACAACCTCAGGTGCTGGTGAAGGTGTAAAACTAACCAACGCTTCCGGTAAGGCATACTTCCGTTCAGTGAATACAGCAGGCTCAGGCGACGTTGATCTATATCTCGGCGCTCAAGACTCTGGTGACGTTGTTATTGAAGGTACAGGTAATGGCGTAGTTAAAGGCGATAACGATCTCGACTTAACAGTACGAGGTGGTGATTCCTCTGCCGCAGACGCTGGTGATTTAATTCTCTCCGGTGGCAACGGCACAGGCTCAAATGCCTCTGGTAATGTATACATCCAGGGCGGTTTGGGTGGTTCTGCTAACGGTAATGTACAAATTCGTGATGCAAATGGCTTAGAAGTATTGAAATTCACAGAGACAGGAAGTGCTGTCAATGAGATGACAATTGCTAACGCGGCCACATCAGGTACACCAACCTTAAGCACAACAGGTAGCGACACAAACATTACATTGCTTATCAGTCCTAAGGGTTCGGGCGTTATTAACGTTCCAGCATCTTATGCGGCACGAGCAGGTTTTGGCACAAACTCACTAGCAACAAAAGAATATGTTGATAATAATTCTTCAACAGAAACTTTTGCTAGACGTGCGTCGTTCACAGCCAATAGTTCAGCAAATGATTTTGCTGTTGGTACTATTAACTCAGGTACAACAAACTATATTAATCGAGTAACAGTAGCCGTTACAACTGCTTTAAGCGGTGGTAGCGTATCTGGCGTTCGACTACATGATGGTACAGCGTACTTGACCGCTCTAGATGATTGTGATACATCAGAAACAGGAACTTATGTTATTGATCTTCCAACATCAACAGCAACAGCCGCAAGTGCGGTACTTACAGCAAAAGTTGTTCAGAGCAATGGCACAACTGCCTCTGTTCCAACAGCAGGCGTTGTAGTAGTAACAGCACAGTGGGTGAAAGTATAAGCGTTAATTCGCTAGTAGCGGATTAACTGCTACGAATTTAAGGAGCCTCGGGGGAAACCCCGGGGTTTTCTTTTAATTCTCTTTGAAGAATAGAGGTAAGTTTGTTAACATTATTTTTATTATGAAGGATAAGTTTAGTTCCGGCATGTAATGGTTTCGGCCACGCTCCAATTTTAACCCAAGCATAACCATCATTTTCATCATTTAAAATAGGATGGAATTCACTATTAATTATACTAACAAAACTTGCATATTTAAATGCTTCGTCGTTGCTAATAAAATTATCTAAAGGATATGTTTTAAGAATTTTTGGAACGAAAATAAGTTCTTCTTTAATTTCTCGGGTTAATGCTATACCTAAAGATTCGCCCGGCTCGACCTTACCACCAAAAAAACTCCAGGTTAAAGGGTGCGAACTTTCTGCACTTCGAAGTCCTAACATTACACGTTTTGTTTTTAAACTTAAAAATATGGTGCCTACGGCCTCAATCACTACTATGAACCTTTGTTTTAAATGAACACTTGTTACAAGTATATATGCATTCTGTTGTTTCGTATAGAATTGTACCGCGACGGCATTGTGGACACTGAATTAGTGTTGGACGCAACTCATTTAATTTACAATTTTCCAGAAACCTGGATAATATCTTCCTTGGTAAGAATTTGCCCATTCTATACCGTCCCATTTAAACTGTTCACCAGTAAAATTATTTTGAATATAAGTAGGGCCCGATGACCCTGACGAATCAAAATGCACTACCCACGCACCACCGTTGTATTGTATTAAATCGTTTTTGCTTGCTTGTAAATTTGCCCATGCATTGGTAACATCTGCGGCATCAGGCCCGCCAATATCATCTAAAATTAGATATCGCTGATTAACGGCGGCCGCAGGTAATGTACCATCACCTGGATAATTGTTATGTGGATTAATTACTGCATTTACAGTAAGATCTGTTCCTGGCAATGTATCGGTATCAACCGTAAAATCAACGACGTTTGTTACTCCGGTTGTAGCGATAGTTCCAACAATGTCATTTGGATCTGTTTGTAATTCAGGATCAGATTGTAACCTTAATCTAACTTGTGTTACATTATTTGTTATACCACCATATGGTAGTAAGTATTTTGCCCAATCAAATGCCGCGCCAGTTGAATCTTCATTAATACCAGCGTGAGTTAATAATTGTATTTGAGGGGGGGTTCCCGAAACCACTTTGATTGAAGTATCTTCTGGTGTAACAATTTGCCTATTTAGATAAGTTGCATCACCAAAAAAGTCAAATGCTTCTGGATCATAATTAAGATCTATATCTTGTGTTCTAGTAGTAACTTGATGAATTAATTTTTGTTGTGTTATTTTGACCGGAGGACTAACCCAAACTGGCATTGTAAATGTTAATGACCCAACATCAATTTGAGAATCAATACCTTGTGGGACACCTCTAGCAGACCAACTAATATCTGTTAGTTCAACTACAGTTAATGATGTCCAATCTAATATGTTTGTATTTGCTTGTAATTCAATTGCAGGATTAAACAGTACTAATATTTGTTCCATTAATTGTAATTTTTGATCGGTATTACTAGTCCATATATCAACTTGCATAGTTAACGTATATGGTGTTGGCATTAATCTTTCGACGGTATACATATTACCAATTTCGTTTGTATATTTTCCTGTTTCTTGATCAAATTTTCGTTCTGTTACATGTTTTTGATCTGTATAAAATGGGTCAAGTGTTCGTGTTCTGTCTGGTTGTAGTGTTAATATATGAGATGTAATAAATGGACACGAGTTAACAACATTCTCACTATTGTTTCGTAATATATGCCCAACCATTCTTTGCATATCAGCATATCTGCAAGGTACCTTTATAAATTTTTCTATGTCGTCTTTGCCCTTACCAGTTTTAATTAATAAGCCACCAAATAATCGCATAAATTGCAGAAGGTATCTGCGAAATTGCTCATCATAAAAGTATCCTGCTTCGTTATATCTAGTTGCCATTTTAGAAATCCGACTTTGGTTTTACTGCTTTACTTATACCTTGTTTTGAAGGAATAGTAGCACCAGTATTGCCATCAATAATTAAATTAGTATTTTTTGTAAATTTATGTAGAATTGCATTACCAGCCGCCCATATACCACGTTGATCGTCTTCGACTTTAAGCCAATGATTACCTGATTTTTTATATAATCGATGAGGAGTATAATCTGTGCGTAAATAATATGCACCGTCGGTGGCGTTTGTTGGAAATGTTGCGCCACTACCAACAACAGATGCACCGTTATCGGGTACAGCATCTTCAAGAAATATACCTTTCTTTTTATCAGTTTCATTAAAATATAAATGAGCAGTATCAAATCCGTGTTTTGGAACTTCATTTTCTGCTTGTTCAAGTACTGCTTCGCTTATATCAATTTCACTACTATATGTACTAAGAATATTTTTTAAATCATCTGCATCATCGCCGTCGCCGAGAATATCTCTATATTCGACTGTATCTTGCAATGCTTGGCACTTGACACGTATCATGTGTGGCCACCAATTTGCATCAAATCCGCCTGCTTCTCTTACAACATCTTCTACAACATAAAATTTGCGTATCGGACCTGCTGAATTATCAAGTCCTGTATCATCAGCCAAGTGTGGCAATTCTAAAACATCGCCGCTCATTATTTTACGACCTAAAATAGTCATATGATCATTTAAATGAAATGTCATATAAATGTTATCAGCAGATAGAAACATACCAAATTGTGTTAAATCAAAATCATTATCTTGTGGTTGATATACGCCTCGCATATCATAAACAATTTCATCATATTTGCGATCTCTATTTTCTAAGAATAATAAATCTTGTATTTTTGTTTCTGCAACAATGTTTTTAGGATCTGTTGATTTCTTTGACGCATAGTTAGGTTTTGTTGCATCTGCTTTATTTACAGTTCCGTCTGGGTTAATTGTTTCGCCCTGGTCATAGACACCTATATACTTGTGTATAAAAACACCAGTACCGCCAGCATAAATATGTTCGCCGACTAACCGATCTACAAATTTGTAGTCATTGCCCTTTTCAGGCCTCCATAATCATAGTCGTGGCATATAATGTAACCTCTTTATTGTATTTACCGTTTTCTTTAGGTTGACAAATGGATAAATGTAGTTTATCATATATAAGTACATAAAATCTCGTGGAGATATAATGGCCATTTATAAAACAACTAAAAAATCTAAAAAACGTAGACCTCGTAAAAAAACAGACCTCGGCGAGTCCCCCAATTGGCCAGTATTTTTAGCCGACGGCCCTACGGATATGGCTATATATTCATATCATTCGCATTCTATGCAATGGTATAACTATAATCATAAAGCCAAAGATTTGCGTAAAGATGTTGAATTGTATCTAAAAAAGAACAAATATTCTAAAAAAGACATTAATGCTTGGAAGGCCGCAGATGTTTGGCGTACAGGTGTTACTGTTTCAGGTTTATGTAAAATGATGAATGAAGGAATGATTGAGGTTCTACCTAATCCGTATAAACAAGATAATAAGTATAAACATTCTTATGATAAAACTTGGGAGCCTGTATCTGGACATATATGGATACAAAACAAACTTGCTGAAATAATTGATCATGGTAAAAAAGCAATTGCTGAAAACAAAGTAGTTGAAAAAGAAAATAAATTAAAAGCACCCCCAAAAACAATTCAAGAACGTATGCACGAAAAACTTTTAGAATTTTTAGAAGAAACCGAAGGTGCAATAGAAGATTTTTTATATGGTGACAAGCCTTTTGTATCAGATTATAGTATGTATAAACATCTTACAAGAGACGCATTGCCTCCTAAAATAGCATCGCAAATTGTTAAAATATATGAAGGCGAGGCCGAAGAATACCAAGAATTAGCAAAGCCTTGCACAGAATCACAATTAAAGAAAATGACTGAGCAGGATCAAGATTATCATATGCAACTGTTAGAAGGACATTCTCATACGACAAAACCTCAAGCAAAAAAAATTGCTACGTTTTATGAAACCCTTATTGCTGATGTTAATATGTATATTGATTCTGCTAAAGTTTCGAGAACACCTCGTAAGAAAAAAGCACCAACAAAAGAAAAGTTAATAGCAAAACTTAAATTTAAAACAAATGATGAAAAATATAGGATAGCAAGTATTAATCCAATAGATATTATCGGTGCTGATGAATTATGGGTGTTTAATACTAAAACACGTAAACTTGGAAAGTATATAGCATTGAATACCGATCCTATGGGACTTAAAAGAGATGGTTCGGGACTATCAGTAAAAGGTACTACAATTTTAGGTTTTCATGTTGAACAAAGTATTCAGAAGACTTTGCGTAAGCCTGAAGAACAATTAAAAGAATTTACAAAATCAGGAAAAGTAAAACTTCGAAAGTTTCTCGAAAAAATTAAGACTACAGATATTAAATTAACCGGTAGAATTAATAACGAGACGATTATACTCAAAGCCAGTTAAATACATATAGAAATGTATTTGAAGGAGATGGGTCTAATGGGACACTTGAAAGATGCCGCGATCGCGGCGAATCGTAAATGTAACTTTTCTTATTACTGCTATCATGCTTGGATAGCATGCCGAGCAGGAACCTTGTTGGGATATTTGTCACTAATGTCATATGTCCATGCTTTTTTTCCGTTCGTATATGCTAAGTTCGGCCTGGCTGAATTAATTATTCGTAATACTAATAATATACGTAGGTCTATACCCGATTGGGAAGGCTGGAAAGAGTTAGATAATTGGGATGATGAGAAATACAAATAAATAATACTATGAAAAAACTTCTACTAATTATCATTGATAAGTCCGTAGTAAAGGAATAATAATGTTTAACTTGAACGATAGATATATCGTTTCGAGTGGTGAATTTGTTCTGTCAGGTGTACAAGCAATTGTAAAATTGTCCCTTCTTCAAAAAGAACTTGATAAGAAGAATGGGTTAAATACTGCCGGTTATGTAACAGGATACAGAGGATCGCCGCTCGGAACAGTAGATAAGGAGTTTCTCGCCCAGAGAGACCTTTTAACTAAAAACAACATTACTTTTCATCCTAGCATTAACGAAGATATTGCAGTTGCAACATTGCAAGGTACACAGCAATTAGGCATTGTATCCAAGGCTACTGTTGACGGCGTATTTGGATTCTGGTATGGCAAAGGCCCGGGTGTTGATAGATCCGGAGATCAATTTAAGCATACAAGTTTTTTTGGTACTTCGCAATATGGTGGCTGTTTAGCATTTGCTGGTGACGATCATTCAAACAAAAGTTCTACTATCCCCCACGAGACTGGCCCCACGTTTAAAACGTGGCGTATACCCGTTATAACGCCCGCTACAGTGGAGGATGTTATCCGGCTGGGTCTAATGGGTATCGCTATGAGTCGATACAGTGGATTATGGTCTAGTATGAAGATTATTTCTAACTTAGCAGATGCGTATCAAACTGTTAGTATTAATTTAGATAGTTGGAAGCCAAATATCCCTAATAATCCTCCAGTGGTGTTTGATGTTCATGCACGGTGGCCTGATTTAGGTGTTGAGCAAGAAGCACGTATTACAGAACAAAAACTTCCTGCATTGCAAGAATTTATGCGGTATAATATGTTTGATAGTTATAACTTGCCAAAAGAAACGCATATGCGATTTAGTAGTGATAATCGCGTTGGCATTGTTGCTGTCGGAAAAAGTTATGTTGATACGTTAACTGCAATGCAAAAACTTGGAATTACAACAGATGATGTTGGTTTATATAAAGTTGGAATAGCCTGGCCATTGCACGAAGAACACCTCATAAATTTTTGTACATCATATCATGATATTCTTGTTGTCGAAGAAAAATCTGGATTAGTTGAAGATCAATTGTATAAACTTTTATATAATAAACAACATAAGTGTAATTCTAGTAGAGATCAAATAAAAATACATGGTAAGAATTTATTACCGCAAAATTTAGATTTTGATGCATATGAAATAGCAAAAGCATTACAAGAATTATTTGATAAAACCGGCGGTGTTTGGGGTTGGGGTATTGGAAATGCTGACGGCGGCAAGAAAGCATTAGACGTAAAACTAGACGATAGTTACGAATCAGTAGAAAAAAGAGAACCGCATTTTTGTAGTGGTTGCCCACACAATTCAAGTACAGTATTACCAGAAGGTAGCAAAGCATTAATAGGCATTGGTTGTCATTATATGACAGCGTGGATGCCTGACAGGCCAAGTGTTACGTTAATGCCTATGGGCGGCGAAGGCGCAAACTGGATTGCGGCACAACATTATCAAGAAGCCAAACACGTATTTGTAAACTTAGGTGACGGTACATATTTTCATAGTGGATTGTTAGCAATTAGAGCAAGCGTTGCCGCTGATAGTACTATTACATATAAAATATTATATAATGATGCAGTAGCAATGACAGGCGGCCAGCCAATAGATGGTGACCTCTCGGTAGCACGTATATGTGAACAAGTAATGGCAGAAGGGGTTAAAGACGTAGCAGTAGTTACAGTCGATGGTTATGCTAATGAAATTTTGCCGCGCGGAGTTACATTACATTCAAAAGACGAATATATACAGTTGCAAAAAAGTTATACAAAAATTAAAGGCACTAGTGTAATAGTATTTGATCAACAATGTGCTACAGAAAAAAGAAGAAAACGAAAACGAGGCTTACAACCACTAGCAGAAGAATTTGTATGGATTAATTCAGCAGTATGTGAGAACTGTGGTGACTGTTCAACACAATCAAATTGTCTAAGTATAATTCCAACAGAAACTAAATTAGGAACAAAACGACAAATAGATTATGATAACTGTAACTATTCTTACGATTGCTTAGAAGGATTCTGTCCTTCGTTTGCTACAATTAAAGGACGTAAACCAGCAGTAGAACTTGTTAAACCAAAGTTCCCAAAGTTAGTTAATTATTTGCATCCAAAAATTTCAAAGCCGGAACGTTATAATATACTTGTTGCTGGTATCGGCGGCACTGGCGTTATTAGCACTAGTCAAATGATGTGTGTTGCCTCACATATCGATGGCATAAAAGTTATCTCAACAGATCAGACCGGGTTAGCACAAAAGTACGGAGCAGTAACATCTACAATTAGTTTAGGAGAGAAAGCATTTGGCAGAATGTTTCCAAAATCCTGTGATGTAGTAATAGGCATAGATCCACAAGTTACAGCAATGGAAGATTCAATGCGTTTTATTGGGCCGAATACAACAGTTATTCTTAATAAAAGTTTGGCGGCCAATGCTGAGATAATAAGAAATAGAGATTGGAAGTTAGAACTTGATGATATTGTTAATGTATTAAAAACACAATGTAAGGAAGTAATTATTATAGATGCTTCTAATTACGCTAAAAAAATAACTGGTAATGCTGTAATGGTTAATATGTTGATGCTTGGTTACGCATATGAAAAATGCTTGTTACCATATAGTGAAAAAGCAATGATAAAAGCAATTGAAGCAAACGGTGTCGCAGTAGATAGTAATAAAAATGCGTGGATGATTGGCAGGCAATCTGCTACAGTCGAAGGCCATGGCGCAATTGAACGTTCTTTGAATCCAGAGGTAAAAGATACTTTTTATAGTGCAATGTATCATAGGCACGAATTGTTAAAGAAATATCAAGACGAAGAATATGCTAACATTTATTTAGACATAGTTACGAGAGCAAAGTTAAAAGAAGATTTCTTAAATTCAGGCACTCACAGTCATTTTAATACAGAATTTTCCGAAGCAGTAATGCGTAATTTATACAAGTTAATGGCATACAAAGATGAATATGAAGTAGCCCGTATTTGGAGTGCAACACCTGAAATTAACAAATATAAAACAATTAAATTTCATATGTGCTTGCCTTGGAATCGAAAGTCACAAAAGAAAACAAGAATAGGCACGTGGGCAAAATATGTATTTGCTGTATTACAACATGGTAAAAAACTTAGAGGTAAAATATATGATCCTCTTGGATTTACATATGAACGAAGGCTGGAAAGAAAAATAAGAGATTGCTATATTTTGTTGGTTGAAGAGTGGATCAAAAATATTAAGACGGATAACTATAGTAATACAGAAAGACTAGCAAAACTCCCTGATAACATTAGAGGATATGGACATATTAAGTTAGCAAGTATTTGTAATTGTGAATTATTTAAGGACGTAATATGAAGTTGCAAGGATTACATCATTTTGCGTGGAAGTGCCGAAACGCAGATGAAACGATACATTTTTATTCACATATCTTAAAACTTCCACACGTTCATACTATCGAAAAGGATCATGTTCCGAGTACAGGAGCATATGCACCTTATAAACATATTTTCTTCCAAATGGAAGATGGCAGTAATATTGCTTTTTTTGATTTAGGTGATAATAAAGGAACCACAACAGATTGTGATGATTGGGTAGTGCATTTTGCTTTTAATGTTAGTACAAAAGAAGATGTTGATAATTGGTGTCAATATTTAAAAAATAATAATATAGATGTTATAGGCCCTACTAATCATGATGATTGGATTTATAGCATTTATTTTTTCGATCCTAATGGATTGAGATTAGAGATTACAACACAGATAAACTAGTATATGGAAATATTAAATGACAGGCGGCCGAATAAAAGATTCAAGTAGTGTAAAAATAACACAGTTTTGTGATGGGAGCGCATATTTAATTCATGCGGAAAGAGTTCGAAAATCACGCGGAGAAGAATTACCTGAGCAATTGAGAACAGATCCGTTAATGTACCAAGGCGTTAGCGATAAATTTTTAGAATATAACGAACCAATATATCCTTATAAAGAGGCATATGGTTTAGATTTTGAAGCAGAAGTTGGTGTAATTTTAGATGATACCCCAATGGGGGTATCTGTATCCGAAGCAACAGAATATATTAAATATGTTACAATTATTAATGACATTAGTTTGCGTAAATTAATACCTGCAGAATTAGCAAAAGGTTTTGGATTTTTACAAGGAAAACCTCATAGTTCCCTTGGATTAAAATGTATTCCTTTGCGTTTTTTAAATGGCACTTGGAAAGAACATGATGCTGTATTAGATGCAGACTTGGTTATTAATTATAATGGTGAGGAATTTGGTAGAATTAATACTGCAAATATGGATTTTAATTTTGCACAACTAATTTCACATGCGGCAAAAACTCGTCCATTGTCTTCAGGAACATTGATAGGAAGCGGCACTGTAAGCTCTCATGATCTTTCTGACGGTTATGGTTGTTTATTAGAACGCAATGTAGTTGAAAGCATTAATGAATTTATGAATCCCGGCGATACAATTAAAATGTATATAGTTGGATATGAAGATACATTAATTATAGATCAACAAGTTGCTTTCTAGGTAAATACTACTGTATAGAGGGACACAGATGCCACGAAAACCTACTTTAGCACGAAATGAAGTTATTCAGCGTTTAACAACACGTCTCGGCGGCGGCATGGTTGATGTGGAATTAGATCCAGATCATTATAATGTTGCTATCGATAGAGCAATTGATCGCTATAGACAGCGATCATCTAATGCTACCGAAGAAAGCGGAATGTTTTTAACGTTGCAACCAGACATAACAGAGTATATTCTACCAAATGAAGTATTAGAAGTACGTAAGTTATATAGACGTGCTATAGGCAGTGATTCTGGCACAGGCGCTGGAATAGATCCATTTGATATGGCATTTACAAATCTTTATATTTTGCAAGCAGGCCGCGTTGGCGGCGTCGCTTTATATGATGCATTTACTCAATACCAAGAAGTTGTAGGTAGAATTTTTGGTAGCGAAACAAATTTTATGTGGCATCCTAATACACACAAGTTAGAAATTATTCGAAGAGTAAAGAATGAAGAAAGCATTCTTTTACATGTTCATAACGAAAAACCAGAGAATGAAGTATTAAGAGATCGTAGAAGTAGATTATGGTTAGAGGATTATGCTTTGGCAAATTGTAAAATTATGTTAGGAGAAGCAAGAGGAAAATATCAATCCTTACCTGGTGCAGCCGGCGGCGTAGCCTTAAATGGCGAGACTTTAAAACAAGAAGGCCAAGCCGAGTTAGATCGGCTCGAAATGGAAATTACTCGTTACGGAGACGGCGGCGAACCACCTACTTTTATAATCGGTTAAGGAGTTCAAATGTTACCAACCGATTCCCGGGCCGAATGGCCCTATATAAATAAACCTCCCCAATATGGCACTATGGATGATCTGTCCACTGCTGATTTACTACAACTTGAAAAATTAATTTTAAATACATTAAAAGGAAATACAAATAGAGGACCAACGTATGGTGAGTTTTCTATTGTAGGACTTAATGGTTGGTTAAACGAGTGTCGTAGTATTTTACAAAAACGTAAGTATAAAAGTTCTTATAAAATATTAAAAAATATGGTGTTAACTGCTTGACATAGACTAAGAATAATGTTATTATAATATTATGATTATTGGGTTATCTGGATTAGCAGGTAGTGGTAAAGATACAGTAGCATCTTTTATTGCTGAAAAGCACGAATTTGATAGAGTAAGTTTTGCCGGCGCCTTAAAAGATGCTACGGCCGCAGTTTTTTCCTGGCCGCGAGAATTACTTGAAGGCGACACAAATGAAAGTAGAGATTGGCGAGAACAAGTAGACACTTATTGGAGTGCAAAGTTTGGTTATGCTGTTACTCCTCGGACAATTCTTCAACAGTTTGGTACAAATGTATGCAGAGAACATTTAAATGATAATATCTGGATTTATTGTGTAGAGAAAAAATTACAAGAAAATAACAAAAATAAATTAAATACAGTAATTACAGATGTGCGGTTTCCAAATGAAATAAAAATGATTAAACAGGCCGGCGGAAAGTGTTTTCATGTTAAACGTGGCCCAGAGCCTAAATGGTGGCACTTGGCAAAGGCAGCAAATGGGTTAGAAGAAAATTTTAAAAATGATGTCATGTTCGAAGGAGATAGTGCTGTAATTTCTAATAAATTAGAGATTGAATATAATCTCCATATTAGTGAGTGGGCCTGGGTCGGGTCTTCGTTTGATAGTGTAATAAATAATAATAGTACATTAGAGGCGTTAGATGAAAAAGTAACCAATCTATTAGCCGTTTATGATTTCTTTGGCAAGGATATATAGTCAGCCAGTAATTAACGTAATATAGAATGATGAAAGGCAACCGGCTATATAGTCGGTTTTATAATGATTTCCAATAAATACTGTTAACAACTTATATAAGTTATTATTAAGTTTAAGGGGAAAGATAAATGCCAACATTAGTATCACCGGGCGTATCGGTTAGCGTAATCGATGAGTCCTTTTACGGATCCGCTGGTTCCGGTACTATACCTTTAATTGTATTCGCAACGGCTGCCACTAAGGCACACCCAAGCGGCACAGGTACAGCAACTGGTACAACAGCGATCACAGATGAAGTAAAACTTATTACTTCACAACGAGAACTAATTCAAACATATGGCGATCCTTCCTTCAGGTCGGTTAGCGGAACACAAATTCATGCTGATAATCAGAATGAATATGGTCTATTAGCGGCACATAGTTACCTAGGAATTGCAAACAGAGCATATATGCTTCGTGCAAATCTTGATTTAGGTCAACTAGGTGCGGCTTCGACTGCTCCAGCCGGCGCACCTGTTAATGGTACACACTGGTTAGATTTAACAACATCTACGATGGGCGTTTTTTCTTACAATGCGGGAACAGCAACTTGGGTTGCACAAACTGCATCTAAGTTAAACGCATCCACTGAGGTTGATGCTGGTACCGGTGCACCGTTAAATAGTATCGGCCTGGACGGAGCGTTCGCATGGGTTGCAACTGTAGGTGGCAATGCTCATAATAGAATCTGGAACAAAGTAAGTGGTGTTTGGTATCACTTAGGTACAGATACTTGGAGAGCAGCCGCATCAAAAGACTTTCAGTTTGCCGCACATACTGCCATACCAACTGTAAAATCAACAGAAGGTGGCGGCGGTGCATTAGCAACCGGCGATGTATGGATTAAAACAACAGAATTCAATAACGGTACAAAAATGGTAGTGAAATCATATGATACATCTACCAAGAAATGGACCACAATTACTTGCCCAGTATTAGCAGATACAACCGCGGCTTGGACAAATTTTACAACTCCAGTTGCAGGTAACTTGTTTGCTAAGTACAATCACGAGCAAGGAGCACACACTTTAAAAGTTGCATCACATTCAATTTTACGATTTAATGGTAGTGCAACACTAGCAGTTACAGGTAGTGCCAATCCAGCACCAACTGCAACGCACACAATGGTAATTAATGGTACAACCGTTACGTACTCATCGAGTGCAGATTCAGCAGTTATTAGGACGGCAGCACTTGTTAATTCGGCGGCGATCACAAATATTACCGCTAGTGTAGCAAGTAACAAACTAGTTATTACAAATACAGCAGGTAAGGACATTGTTCTTGCCGCGGGTTCAGGGACTTTGATTACTGATTTAGGTCTAACCGCAGGAACAAGTTCAAACTGGGTTGCACTCAGTTATGAGCCAAATTTAAATACTCCAGTTGGTGCCACACCTAATGGTACATTATGGTATGATAGCAGAATTACTACAGTAGATTTGCTTGAAACATATGATAATGCAGGTGTGACAACATGGAGAACATTTAGTGGTACATTAACACCATCGGCATCAAAACCAACAACACCTTCTGCAGGTGATATATGGATTGATACAACTGACACTGAAAATTATCCACTAATGTACAAATATAATGGTACAACATCTGTTTGGGATGTTATTGATAAGACAGACCAGACAACTAGCGAAGGTATTATATTTGGCGATTTCCGAGAAACTGCGTCTAGTTCATTGGAATCAGACGCACCAGTGCCAGCAACATATCCAGTTGGTATGTTGGGTTGGAACTTTATGGCTTCTGGCTATAATGTTAAGAAGTATAACTCAACTACTGCTAAATGGGTTAATGAATCCGGCACCAAAACAGCAGGTGATCCATATATGGGTCGTCATGCTACTAAGAAGGTTATTGTTAGAGCACTAGCGGCCGCACTTAACTCGAACCAGGATATTAGAGCAGAAACTAGATTCTTTAATCTAATTGCTTGCCCAGGTTTCCCAGAGTTAATTGACGAAATGAAAACCTTGCACATTGATCGTAAGGAACAAACATTCGTTATTTGCGATGTTCCGTTTAGGCTTGCATCCTCTGGTACAGCAGTACAAAATTGGGCAACCAATGCGGCTAACGCGGCAGAGAATGGCGAAGACGCCCTACTAAGTTCAGGTCATGAACTAGGCGTATGGTATCCAGGCGGTTGCTTAGTATCAAATACTGATGGTACAAACGTTGTACAACCAGCATCTCATATTATGTTGAGACAGATGGCATACAACGATCAAGTAGCGTATCAGTGGTTTGCTCCAGCAGGTTATCAACGAGGCCTTGTGCAGAATGCAACAAGTGTTGGTTATATTAGTGCTGAACAAGAATATGTACCAGTAACACTAAACCAAGGTCAGCGTGATGTACTTTATACAAATAAGGTTAATCCAATTGCATTTATGCCTAATAGAGGTTTAACTGTATTTGGTCAAAAGACACTTTATCCGTTAACAAGTGCATTAGATCGTATTAATGTATCTCGTTTGGTTGCTTTTTTGCGTAAGCAGTATGATGATATGGCACAGCCATTCTTATTCGAGCCAAATGATACTTACACTAGAGATCAAGTACTAGAAGTATTCAATGGTTTTATGGCAGATCTTATTACAAAAAGAGCAGTATATGACTTCTTAGTTGTTTGTGATGATAGTAACAACACACCAACAAGGATTGATCGTAACGAGCTTTGGATTGATGTAGCGATTCAGCCAGTTAAAGCAATTGAGTTTATTTACATTCCTGTAAGAATTAAGAATACAGGAGAGTCATTAACTACATAACGTAGTTATTAACACCCATTAGAAAGGGGCCTTGTGCCCCTTTCTTTTTTGGCGGTAAATTGATAAATAACTACAGTAGACACTTATTCTAAAAGTGAGGAGATAAAATAAGATGGTAACTCTTAATAAATTCGGTATTAATGTCGACGACAGCCAACGAGGTATTTTACAGCCAAAACTTAAATATAAGTTTCGCGTAGTATTCTTTAATTATGGCGGCGCCGGCGGTGGTCGAGAGTATACACAAAATGTTGTATCTGTTGATCGCCCAAAACTTTCATACGCTGAAGTTCCAATTCATTCGTATAACTCAATTGCATATGCTATGGGTAAGCACGAATGGGCAACAATGACTTGTGCAATTCGAGATGACGTTAGCAATGATGTTGTCGGCCTAACTGGTCGTCAAGTTCAGCGCCAAGTTGATCATCACAACCAAACATCGGCACTTAGTGGTGCAGATTTTAAATTTGGTATGAGAATTGACATTATGACAGGTGCGGCAAATTCTATTCTTGAGCAGTGGACCTTAGAAGGTTGCTTCTTGCAGAATGTTGATTATGACGGCGGCGATTACTCCGCAAGTGAACCATTGATTGTAACATTAACTGTGCGCTTTGATAATGCAACGCATTTTGGAGCAAATGGGTCCGATCAATTGACACCAGCAGGACTAACCCAACAGAATACGGGCACGGCATAATATTAATATTCGGAGGCATACAACCTAATGGCTACCTATATAGATCCGAAGGGTTATAAACCTAAAGATAGTGGTAAATCATTTGTTGTAGGCTCATCCGAAGCACCACGTGTTCACGGGTTTTCAGGAACGAAATGGCAAAAGTACGATTCGGCTCCTCGCTTTAAGAATCAATTTTTTGTACATTTTCAGTTTAGACCTCAAGTGACATATTCGGGTGGTTTTGAAACTTTGAAGGGCGTTTCGTATAAAGTTATAACGTTTGACGCCCCAAAGTTTGAAATCCAAAACGAAACAATGATGCAATATAATAAACGTCGCATTATTCCTACACAGATACAATTTAGCCCGTGCAATATTACTTGGCATGATACTAAAGATGCTCAGGTCCAGCAATTTTGGCAATTTATCTATAACTTTTATTTTAAAGATGGCATGAAGAAAAAGCCTGGCCTATATGAAATGTCAGCATCTACAAAGATAGTTGAAGGCGCTGATGCAGGCGCAATTAAAACGCCGCTTCCACATGAACAGTTTGGTTATCATTTAGGTAATAAAGAAGAATATCCGAACTTGTTTAGTGCAATCTCATTATATCTTGTTGCAAATTCAAAATATACTCGTATAGATTTAGTAAATCCATATTTACAAGCATTTAATCATGATTCATTAAGTCAAGAAGATCCAAATACTCTTATGACTTTAACAGCAACCTTTCAACCCGAAACAGTTGTTTATGTTGCTGAAAACAAAACCCTTAATGAGGCCGACGATTATAATGGAACAGTACGAGCATTACTGGGCATGAGCGATAAAAATACGGCTATTTTTAATCATTATAGTTATGATGATACAATACCAGAAGTAAAAAATGGCCCAAAAAATATTGCTATTGTTCGTGATTCGATTGGCATGGGAACAAACCCAACAGATGGAACACTTGAGAAGAAAATTGGTAGGCGGAGTGCAGGAATGGCAACAGATAGTGGAGATTTAGATACTATGTTCTCACCCACTTTAGTCTCTTCATCAAAGGATTATATGCAATGGTGGCACACAGGCGATGTTGAAGAAATGGAAGTAATACTTCAAAACATTGGTGTTACAATAGCCGTTGACGATTTTTCATTTTTAACGCAGACAATGACAAATCTGTTTAAAGGTACAAAACCTCCACAACATATTGAAAAACTAGCAAAGTCATTACAAACAGCAGTAGCAACCGACCCTGCAATTGCATCTAATCCAGCAACATTGGGCGGTAATGCCGGTGCCGTTGATACGACGCCGCCCTTCGCCTTAGAAAAAGCCAATGTTGCGGCCTTTGATGATTTAAATGCGGCGATGTCATCAGTTACTGATCCTGGCGTTGTGCCAAGTGAAAAAAGCACAGCCGCTTTAAAAACTGCTATTACTAATGTTAAGACAGCACCACCGGGTACAGTTGGCAAAGCACTTTCAACCGCTCTATCATATGGCCAATCGTCAATAGCCGTTAACGTATCAGGCGCACGGGCATCATTAATGGGCGGAACAGTACCGTCTTTTAATGCTCCGGGACTGAGTAATATAGGATTTGGTTCGTTGTTGCCATCAGGGCTGTCTGGTTTAAATCAAACTTTGCAAACATTAAGTACAATAGCAAGTGTTGTAAATGTTGTTGCTGGCGGAAATTCTTTTGGTAAATTTTCAACTGGTGCAAGTACATTAGCAAATGTAGTACAAGGATTATCAACTGGTAATTTAAGACAGGCGGCATTATCGGTTGGTACGCAAACACATTTTTCACCAAATATAGGAAAGGCAATCACAGTTATTGATATGGTAACAGCAAGCCAAGCAACGTCTCAAAGATTGGTAGGTTCTAATTTCAATAATAGCGTAGTTTCAAGTTCACGAGGCGCCGCCAAGCCGTGGGTTAATCCGGATTCATTAGGTAATAAAACAGTTAATACAACATTGTTAACAACACAAGGAAAAGTTGCTCCCACATCATTTAATAAAACATTCGGCCCAGCCACATCAACGCAAAATAAAAATATTCATCCTTGGTAAATATTAATATGAGTACACAATTAACAGGAGCAACCGGTTTAGTTAAATCTTTTGGTAAGACAAAAAAGTCTGAGCCAGGCAGTACATTTTTAAGTAATATTAATATGGGCGAAATGCAGATTAATGGAGCCGAGTTTGATATTGTTCGTGGTATACTTGAAGCAGATCATAATGTATCAAGCGAAGTCAAGAATGTTTTAGCAGTTCTTATGTTAGAAGCGGCAAAAGGCCTTAATATTAGTGTTACTGAATTGGTCGAATTAGGTAGCATAAATCCTAATAAAATTAGTATACCAGAAGTAGGTCTCGAGATGATTAATCGATTGAGACCGATTACGAGCCAAATTGGAATGAAAACTGTTAATGCCAAAGCATCTGATGTTGTGTACATTGACAGGAATATTATTTCATAATGGCCAAACAACCCAAGTTTGCAAGAGGGTTATTCACTCCTCAAAATCATAAAAAATATGTTGGTTTAAAACAGCCAAGATACAGATCTGGCTGGGAATTAGCATTTATGAGAATGTGTGATGCTCATCCTAATATAGTTAGTTGGGCAAGCGAACCATTACGAATTCCATATATTAATCCAATGACAGGACGCAAAACAAATTATATTCCAGATTTTGTAATACAGTATAGAGATCGGCATGGTAAAGCACATAATGAAGTAATTGAAATTAAACCATTTGCCCAGACTACAGACGAAAGAGCAGGTAGCCAAACAGAAAAAGCAATGGCTTTAGTTAACAAGGCCAAATGGCAAGCCGCATACGAATGGTCAAGTCAACGTGGCCTACGATTTCGAGTATTAACTGAAAATGAAATTTTTATGAATCCTCAAAAAAAGAAATCTCGTAAACGTAGATAATGTTATATCTATAAATAATATGGGTAGTTAATGATGACAAAAAAACTTGAAGAAGAATTTAATTTGCCTCCATTAAAAGAGGCCCTTGCTGATGCCGAAAATCATAACGGTTTGGAAACGCCTGATGATATATCTGAAGATGAAGAAGTAATTGAAAAAGAAAAACTTCCTATTGATGCTATTGAAATACAAACAGCATTACGAGCGGCAGATAAAATTGATCAAGCACTGCCAACTGTTAGAGGATTGGAATCACATGATTTAGATATGGATTCATATGCTACACAGGCAGAACAAGCATTTAAAGACTTAATGGATTTAGGAATGAACGTAGAAACTCGCCATGCAGGCGATATTTTTGCGGCCGCCCAACGTATGTTAAAGAATTCAATTGAAGCAAAAGCAAATAAAGCAGATAAAAAATTAAAAATGATTGAAATGCAACTTAAAAAGATGAAATTAGATCAAGAAAAAAACGGAGATTCGGGCGCAATTCAAGGCAAAGGTTATGTGATTGCTGACAGAAATGATATTCTTAAAAGTTTTCTAGATCAAGAAAATGAATAAATAGTAAAAAGAACTCTTAAGAGGGAAAACAAAATGAAAAAATTATCAGATTATTTGGCCGAGTCTGTTAAAGAATTTAATTATAAAATTAAGATTCTTGGTGAAGTAGAAGATGGCATGATGGATGCTATTGAAAATGAATTAAAGAAATACGATCTCAAATCAATGGGCTCACCAACAAGAACAATGTTCCAGAAAAATCCTTTAGATTTTGAGGAAGGTGTATCAGGCGAAGTTAATATTGCTAGTTTTAAAACAGGTATTGCATTACCAAAAGATGCAGTACGAGATGTTATTGCACATAAGTTAGGAATTCCGGAAAAATATTTAAAGATCCGATCAGAAAACGATCCACTTGAATATTCTCTTGTTGACAATGCAGTTGATACTGAAATTACAGTAGGCGAAAGCGATCCTGCAGATTCAGCATTAATGAATGAATATGAAGCAGATGAACATAAAGCAGAAGATTATCATGGCAATGAATTTAATACAAAATTTGTTGATGAATTAATGAAGTTAGTAAAAGATAGAGATCAACATGTATCTAAATACATGAAGGAAGAATAATTCCGGAGTGGATGAAATGACAAATAATGGAACTAAGTATAATGCAGATTTATATCGTGCATTGGATATTATAAAGAAGTATAATATGCCTAATCAACCTAAAGCAGTTGATGAAGCACCATATGGATTGATAAATCGTGCAAAAGATGCTGTAAAGGGTGGCGTCGGTGCAATGGTGGGCAAAGGACAGATGTCTAAAGGTAGAATAGAAGCAGGTCGATTGTCGGATGATTTAAATAAACAATATTTACAATTTTTAGGACAACGCGGACATAAGAATCAAAAGACTCAAACAGTTCAGGATATTACAGATTTCTTTTCTAAATTTCAAGTTGATCCGGCTTCGTATTTTGCAAAAGCAGGAGTTGCCGCAGGCGAGCCAACCACAGTACTTACAAAAAAACAATCCGATAATGTTGTATTACAAATTGGTCAAGGAATGGCGTCAAGCGGAAAAGTCCCACCAGGCATGGGCGCCGCAGAAGATCCAGCCACGGCCGGTAAAGCCGCAACTGATACAGCACCAACATCAGCAGGCGCAAAGGCCGCAGGAGCGGCAGGAGCCGCAGGCGCAGCCGGCGCTTCATTTGGTAGAAAATCTGATGGTACAGCGGCCGCAACAGGCGGAGCAGGCGCAACAGGAGCCGCAGGCGGAGCAGGCGCAACAGGCGGAGCAGGCACAACAGGAGCCGCAGCCGAACCAGGCACAACAGGAGCCGCAGGCGAACCAGGAGCCGCAGGAGCGGCAGGAGCCGCAGGAGCGGCAGGAGCCGCAGGAGCGGCAGGAGCGGCAGGAGCCGCAGGCGAACCAGGAGCCGCAGGAGCCGCAGGAGCCGCAGGCGAACCAGGAGCCGCAGGCGAACCAGGAGCCGCAGGCGAACCAGGAGCCGCAGGCGAACCAGAAACGCCAGCCACGCCAGCCACGCCAGCACAAAAGTTTAATAATGGTGATGAAGTTAGTTATATAACTTCAAAAGGCAAACCACAAGATGGCATATTTGTACAATATTTAGATACTAAAGATGCCGAAGGCGACCCACAAGCACAGGTTCGACAACCTAATCAAACAGATGCTCAAGCCTATGCAATTGATGCGGACAGTATCGGCCCTAAAGGTTCTCCACCAGTTAATAATGATGCGGCAAAAGCAAGTACACCAGCACAAAATAAGGTACTTGGCCAAGTTGAAAAATTAAATGACAGTGATCGCGTAAAATTAAAAAATACTATTGGTAGAATTTTAACAAGCCAAGCAATGAAAGCAAGTCCTGGACGATTAGCCGCCAGCAAGAAGCCAGCCGGGGAGGTATCAGCAGGATGAAACTAACAGAATTAAAAAATAAAAAAATGTATCTATATGAGAGCGAACTTGGATCTGATTTAGATAATTTTACATCTGAACAAAAAGAAGTAATGCGTCAAGTTGAAGAAACATTGATGCCTTATATTAATGAGTATAAACGGTTAATTTTATCAGAAGCGGCAGTTACACCAGACCAAGTAAATGCTATTTTTCAACAAGCAGTTGATGGCCATATAGAAGCAACCGGTAATCCAGGTTTATTAAAGAAAAGTACACAAGCAATTGGTAAAAGTTTACCAGTTAAAGCGGTAAAAGCGGCCAATAAGGCACTTAACGACTTAGGTAAAAAGATTCAAGATACTGAACCAGTACAAAATTTTGATGCTTTAGTTGCTAAAAAGATTGGAGAAATGAAAGTTAAACTAGAAGACAGTCCAATGGGGGCGGCTCTAGTTAAACAAGTACAAGCATATGGTAAGTGGGGTAAAGAGAACCCAGGTAAACAAGCAATTATTGTTGCTGTAATTACATTAGCAGGCGGCATGATCGCTGGCCCAGCCGGCGGCGCTATTGCTGGTTTTGTAATGAGAGCAGGTAACGATTTGATTGCAGGCGAAAAGTTAAGTACAGCAGTTGGTAGAGCAGGAAAAACAGCGGCAATTGGTGCTCTTGTTGGTTTTGCGGCCAATTGGCTTGGCGACGGTGTTATTTCTAATATTGAAATGGCAGGTATCGAAGACATTGAAGGAATGGAAGCGGCCATGAAAGCGATCAATGTTGAGGATGCAATGGCCGGAGTAACTGATCAATATGGTGATCTTGTTGCTGAATTAGATGGTGCTATGTCAATTCAATCGACGGGTAGTATTAATGCTTTCCATTATAGTTATGATATTATTATGCCACCTGATGTATATGAACAATTTGAAGCCGCAAAAGCGGCAGTCTCGGCCACCGGCGGTAATTGGTCGCCAGAATGGTATACAGAAGTAGCAAAATATCATGAAATGATGGCAGGTTTGCAAAACGACCCTATCCAAGGAACAATGCGAGCGGCAGTAGATGCAATTAAATCGGCACAAGAAACAGGAATGTCAATTGATCAATTAGAACAAGTTATAGGTCAATATGATAATCTCGACGGTTTATTAACTAATTTAGAAGCGGCACAAGGCCCTGTTGCGGCCGCGGCACAAGCGGCGGTTCAACAAGCAGATCAATTAAAGGCAGCCGCAACAAAAGCAGGCGAACCAGAAGAACCTGAAAAACCAGTTCCAGCCGAAATGATTCCAGCAGGTGCTGGAGAAGAAACTGCTAAAGAAAGTTTTGAAGAAAATGACGATCATTTATATGAACTTAATTTTGCTGGAATAAAAACAGCAATGGGTGGTGTGCTGGCCAAGGCCGCCGCTGCCGTAGCCGATGTTGGCGCAATATCAGTAGATGGTTTAGTAAACGCATGGAAAAAAGCAGGTTCACCAGAAGATTCAGCAAGTATTAGAAATATAGTAGTTGATGCTGGAATTGGCGCTGATACAGTTGATAATGCATTTTCATCAGCAGGAATTGACGTAAGTGCAGAACCAGAAGCAGGTGCAGATGCCGAAGCAGAAGCAGGTGCAGAAGCAGGTGCAGAAGCAGGCGCGGATGCCGAAGCAGAAGCAGGTGCAGAAGCAGGTGCAGAAGCAGGCGCGGATGCCGAAGCAGGCGCAGATGCCGATGCCGAAGCAGGCGCAGATGCCGATGCCGAAGCCGGCGCCGAAGCAGGCGCTGAAGAACCAGCAGGCCCAGCAGACGATCAAGTATTGCAAGATTTAGCACAAATGATTATTGATAATGGTATGGTACAAGTACCACAAGGCAATGTAACCCATGCAGGCCTTATGGCCCTAATTGGTGAATCAGTTAGTAATGAAGAGTTAAATGATTTAATGGAGAGAATAATGAAAATCGATGAAATGTGTGGTGTTTGTGATCCAACAGGTCCTGAGGTAATGCCAGAACCTAAAACAAATTACAATCTAAACATCACCCAAGATGATGGTAATACTCATAAAACTATGAATGTTACTAGTGATGCTCCTGATGAATTAATGAAAGTATTAAGTTTGGCGGGCGTTTCAACCGGCCATTCAGAACCAGATGGTGATGAAATTGTTGGCGTTGACCTTGATGGCGATGAGCCAGCAGGCCCACAAAGTATGGGCGACTTAGTACAGAAGTTAAACAACATTGGAAGCAATAGCGATGAACATGACCACGACGGTATGACACATTCACATCCAAATGATGGCGAGCACGACCATGATGATGATGGCGAAGAGTATGAAAGTGTTGAACAAGACCCACGTAGTAAGCCAAAATATTGGTCCAGATCTGATTTACCGATACATGGCGCAGGCGAGAAAAAGCAACCAAAGCAACGCACAGTAAGTGCAAGACAAGGCGACAATCCTTATCTTAATGCAGAATCGTTAGAGGAAAAATTCTCAAAAGCATACACAGACTATAAAAGCGAGTAACTACTGTGAAGTTTTTTGAGATTGTAAATGAGGATTGGGAATCTGATGCCGCAGAACGCGAAAAGCGTGAGCGCGGCCATGATGCCTTTGATGCTTCACATGATCAAGCATTGTGGCGCCGCCGCCCAGCCGATCGTTCCCCAGAAGTAGGTGATCACCGAGTGTGGGGCGGCATGAGTGGCAGTCTTATTAAACAAGCAAAGCGGTTAGAACATATTGTAGACGAACTTGAAGGGTTTAATGTTGAAGAAGCAGATCCAATAGTATTAAAACGTTTTCGAGATGCTCTCATGGATCTTAATGAAATTGAAATGGGCGACGACGATGAAAGCGAGTGAGTTTATATTTTTAATTGAAAAAGGCTTATCACATGGTGATCTTGCTAAAAGATATGGAGAGTATCTTGATCAATTAATTACGTTTATTAATAACGGCGAGGAAGTTGAATTAGAAGGCGCCTCATGGAAGAAATATGGTAATTTTGTAACATTTGAGAAAGAAGACGCAAAAAAACTTGCTCAAGTATATTATGGCCAAGATGAGATACCAACGGACAAAACCAACGTGGAAGTGACCGATGCAGGACCTGATCGAATTGTTCCTGTCGGCAACTATAAAACTTTAAGATTAACCATTCAAGGTACTAAAGATACAGTGCCGGTGGGTCATGTACATAAATCGGATAAATTTAAATCCGGTAAAGGATTTAATGCAGGTGATGTCGGCGAAGCATTTTTAGGTGCCGCGGCAACTGCTAAATTTAGATCACCTAATGTTGATATTACCGAAGAGGATATTATAAACGTTCTTAAATCGATGACGATTACCGAAGCCGCAAAAACTTTACAGGGCGAAGTTTGGACCGAGGTTAATCTCGGCCCTAATAACATTCCGAATTCTGACGCCGATGAGTTATACTTTAAATTAGTTTTGAATAGATCGGGTTTTACAGCAATTCAAAAAGCAATCAAATCAGGCACCTGGCATCCTAAAATGGCTGGATTGAATAGATCAGCAGTCATGTGGGCAAATACTAATCAAACTGTTACAAACGCAGTTAAAACAATAATTGAAAATGGCAAAAAAAATATGGTAAAAGTTACATCAGATGGTACAATGGATCAAAAAGGCACTAAAGCAGATTTATTTTTAACTGTTGATGATATAACAATTAGTTTATTAAGTGCTAAAACAGGTGATGTAAAACAGTTTGGCCAAGTTAGTGGAGATACATTTGAGGTTTTTCAAGAATATTTTAACAAGATTCTTGGAGTAGATATACCCGATACTTGGATTGACCAGTTAGAGGGAGTCGGCCGAAAAGAGAGTTTCGAGATTTTACAGAAAATATATGAAAAAGTATTTACTGAGTTAAAAGCCGAACTTGCAGGTAATACAAAGAAAGAAGTTACATTTTTAGACAGACTTTATTCAGGTATTAAGCATTTCGCCACAAACAACGACCCAAACGTTAGCATGGTTATTTTAAAAACTACACCAAACGCACCCGGATATAAAGAATTATTCTTTGGTCCAGAGTTACATGAAGCAATGAAACAGTTTGATTTAAAGATAGATTATCAAGCAACCCCTCCAGTAATTAAAATCTTTGGCGTTCCGGTAGGATCGGATGCAAAAGAAGTATTCGCAGGCAAAGAAATGTTGGTTCAAATTAGATCGAATCTTAAACCTTCAGAAAGTTATTTAAGAAATACCATCGAAATGGGCGATCTATTAAAACATATTGCGGATGTTAAATATAAGATTGAGCGGGACGATCCCATCACTCAAATAAACCCAACTAAACCTTAAATCTCCAATCATATAAATAAATTACAGTTGTATTTGTCAAGGAGGGTTCTTATGCTTTTAAAGGAGTATCGTCTAACTACAATGTCAGTGTATTATTGGATGCCTGACTATAATCATATACTGCAACAATTTATATGGCAGTACATGGATGTTCCACCTGCTTTTGCTCGATCATATCGTTTTTTAGATTTTTGGAAAGAAAATATAGAAGCAGTAATTGAAGAAGTAACAATCGCACATGGCGATCACAATCCATGGGATCTACAGGTTACTAATGATTACCGTGTTGTGGATTTTGAGAAGAAATTTTAAAGGATAACATGCCACAAGGTACAGACAGTAAATTAATTAAATCTGCTCATAAGTCGATAAAGTATACTAAAGAAGAAATAACACATTTAAAAGAATGTATGGACAAGACAACGGGTCCTTTATACTTTATGAGTAATTTTATGTATATACAGCATCCGGTTCGCGGAAGGCTATTATTTGACCCATATGATTATCAGGTAGAATTGGTAGACAATTATCATGAGAATAGATTTAGTATTAATATGTGTGGACGACAGATGGGTAAAACTACTGTTGCCGCAGGCTATTTGTTGTGGTATGCAATGTTCATTCCAGACAGTACAATATTAATTGCCGCACACAAATATCAAGGTTCTGCTGAAATTATGCAACGTGTGCGTTATGCTTATGAGAGCGTACCGGATTTTATTCGGCCTGGTGTGACTAACTACAATAGAAATAGTATAGATTTTGATAATGGGTCGAGAATACAATCATCAACAACTACAGATAATACTGGACGCGGTATGTCCTTGTCACTTATTTACTGTGACGAGTTTGCATTTGTGCAACCAAGAGTAGCACAAGAGTTCTGGACTTCCTTATCTCCAACATTAGCAACAGGTGGTAAATGTATTATTACATCTACACCTAATAGTGATGATGATCAATTTGCATCAATTTGGCGAGAAGCAAATAATACAATTGATGAACACGGCGACCATCAAAAATTAGGACGCAATGGATTCTCAGGTTTTAAAGTTACTTGGCAAGAGCACCCAGACCGTGATGACGAATGGGCAAAGGGGGAAAGATCCCGCGTTGGTGAAGAACGTTTTAGACGAGAGCATTTGTGTGAGTTTATTATTTACGATGAAACATTAATTGATCCATTAAAGTTAGTTGGTTTAAAAGGAAGAGAACCAGTATTGAGAACTGGAGAAGTGCGTTGGTTTAAGAAACCGACGAAAGGCGGTATTTATCTTGTTGGCTTAGATCCAAGTTTGGGCACAGGCGGAAATTCAGCGGCCATTGAAGTTTATGATGGTACAACAATGGAGCAGATTGCGGAATGGCAACATAATAAGTCTCCAGTAAAACGCCAATTAAAAATTATGCAAGACATTTTAATGTATATTGCAAAAGAAACAGATTATAAAGAAGGTACACATTTAGAAACAGAAATTTATTGGAGTGTAGAAAACAACACACTCGGTGAAGCCGCATTAACTGTTATTGAATATACTGGGGAAGAAAATTTTCCTGGACAAATGATAAGTCAACCAAAAGCAGGAAGCGCCACCCGACGATTTAGAAAAGGCTTTACTACTACAGCAAAGACAAAAATAGCAATGTGTTCGATGCTTAAAAATTTAGTAGAGTCTAATAAAATAAAAATATATAGTAATAATTTAGTAAGAGAATTAAAGAATTTTGTAGCACACGGATTAAAATTTCAGGCAAAATTGGGGGAATCTGATGATTTAGTAGCGGCAACGTTATTGGTACTTCGAATTAGTCATCATTTAGCAAAATATGACGACAGAATTCACGAAAGAATGGCTCAAAACGCCGCTGATGACGATACTGGCTTCGAACTGCCCCTCCCATTAGGTCTAATTTAATAAATACATATATGAGTTCGAGTATAGAAAATATAGCCACCGAAGTTCGCAAGGTGATCAAAGGTACAGGCTTTCGTTTAGAAATGTTTTCTGAAAACGGAGATAAAACTCTTGACGATCGTGAAGCCAGAAGGTTCTTTTTAAAGCCTTCTAATGTTATGATTACACTTGACGAAACTTTAAAAACTATAAAATTGCACAAACCAGATTCGGTAGAATTAGATGAAATTGAGAATTTACGTAAAACGTTGCAAAGTATTGCAACTAAAAACAGATGGAATTTTGATCTACGAACGTTTGGACATACCTTAAAACCAAAGGATTATGTGCATCAAGCAGTTAAATCAATGAATGATGAGGAATTAGCAATGAAAAATATGGCAGAGGGAATGTCTCCGATGTCAGGAAGTAGTAAATCTAGTTATCAGTTACATGATAACAAAGTAAAATTAATCGTGAGACATACAAAATCAATTGACGAAGAAGTACGCGGTTCACGAAGCCGTCACATTAAGGCACTGTTTATCGAAAATGGCGCCGGAGAAAGATTTCAATATCCGCATATACATTTAGCAGGTGCGAGAGCAATGGCAAGACATGTAAGTATGGGAGGCATTACACATGATGATGTAGGAAGCCACATTACAGGATTGTCAGAGGAATATGCTCAAGTACAAAAGTTTTTGCGTTATGCACGATCACCTAAGTTTGTTAGTGAGGAAACAGGTGATGCTGTTGAAGCAGTCAAAGAACGTTATGCAAATATTAAAGAACAATTAGTTGCACTCACTAGTGTTAAGAATTATGGTCAAGCAGTAGAATCAATTGATAATACAGTACGAGAAACTACTGATGAGAAAGTTACAGAACTTAAAGATATGTTTACTACAAGAGAATTCCCTGAGTCTCTTGAAGAGTCACTACCGCTAATTTCCAAAATTATAGAATATCGTGTTAAACCACAGCCATCAGTTGGCGATCAGTTAAAGGACATTGATTTACTTAAGAGCAAAGCCGAAGAAGCAGAGTTTCATACACCATCAGCAGGCCAAGATGAATATTCGAGTGCGAATATTATGAAGTTTGCAAGTGTAAGAGATGAGATCTCTTACAAAGTTAGAGAGTTATCAGCAATTATTAAGGATGACTTGTTATCAGCATTTTTGGCACGTACAGGTGAGAAAATGCAAGACGAGGGAGCAAGCATTTCGAGTGAAGAAGTTGATATAGTTAAAACTGTTATGCAACGAGCCGGAGATAAAGGGTTGTTTGCTAAAAAAGCCTCTGCTGATGCTGACGCAGGCCCAAGTATCGATGATGAGAATCCCGAAGAAATGCCGGATGATATGTATGCACCAGAAGGTAAGCAATTTGAAAGTTGGTTAGAAGATGTTGCTAGTGATAAAGCATTGTTTGAAACAGTTAAAATTTCAGAAGATGAGTTTGTAGACTTTAGTCGCGCAGTTGCTGATGCAAAACAACGTATGGCAAACTTGCCACGTATGAGTGACGGTTCACCATTAATCCGTAAGATTAAAGGTATGTGTGAAGAAGTTGCAAAGGAATATGATCTTAAAACAGAAGATGTTTATTCTGCATTAAGTGGTGAGGAAGTTATTAACGAAGGCGAGCCACGCCAATATAAAGGCGACGGCACTGATGCAATGGTAGTTAAGGACGGCGAAGTAAAAGTGATTGACGCCGAAGAATTAGACAGTGCATTAGTTGACGGTTGGGAATTAGCAGAATCAGTAATTCGTGAAGATAAGTTTTCAGAAACAGAAATTACTGTTAATAAAGATATTCCATTAGCAGGTGATAGTATTTGGATGAATTCTGAACATGGTATTGATGAACCAGTTGATTCGGTTCATGTTTCGACTATTAGTGTTAGAACTGGCGATGAAGACGACGAGGATGATAATACCATAAGTGTTTATGTTGACCATGATGGTCCATATCAAATTTATACTGATTCGGGTTTTGAAAAAGCAATTAGTGACATTACTGGATATGATCTTGGCTTTAGTGAGCAAGGTATGCAGGAAGACGAACTTGCACATCTAGAAGGTTATCTTGACAACACAGGGCAAGAAGAAGAGCTAGATGATTTAGGCCAAAATCTTGAATATGATGCAGACCCAGCCCTTGAAACGCGAAACCGTGTTAGACATTTAGCAGGTATAGATCCAGTTATTGAAGACGCCGAAACTGATGATGACGAAGAACAAATAGACGAAGCACAAAGCGAAGCACAAAAAGCCGCTTTCCAGAAAATGCTTGATGCTAAAAATGGCAAGAAGGAAGAAACTGACGATGATAATGACGACGATAATGACGACGAAGACGACGAAGTCTCAGAAACATTAGATCGTGTTAAGCATTTAGCAGGCGTTTAAGGGATTGATCTATGTTAGTCGAAGAAATACTTGAAGTATGTTGATGCCTTAAATAAACATTGGAAAGAACACCCAGAAGACTTTGGACCCAAAACAAAAAAGAGTGAAGCAATAAATCATCTTAAACATTTAGCAGGGATATAAATATTATTATGAAACTCAATGATTTATTAAACGAGACTATACAAGAGGAAGAGGAAACGCAATACATTGTATTAGACGTTGCCCGTCCTGGTCGTTCTTGGGTTGCAGATAGTAAAAAAGATGTTGTTGATGCAATTTTAACTAATGCTATTAAGCAATGGCAAGTACTTGAAGCCGACGACAATGAAATTATTGCTGATTATCATCATGATACAATTTACTCCGGTACTATTACACCAAAAGATAAATCACTAGAAAGAGTAAAAGAATTAATGTTTACAGTTAAGGATGATCTACCAGATCATTCAGCATTTCCAAAAGTTAAAGCAGATATGGAAATAGTTGATTCTGATGAGATTTGATCAGCCGGATATATTATTGTTAATTTGTTTATGTCACAAAAAAATGGTTGACATTTGTTGAATTAGATACTATACTGTATCTAGTTAAGTATATAAAACTCAACTTAAAACTAACATTAGGCTAATACAGGAGAACTAATAATGGCTACATTGGCAGAACTAAGGGCAAAACTCGCGGCACAGGATCAGCGTCAGTCTGGACCTCGCGAAACAGATAACGCAATTTATGCGTTTTGGAATATCCCCAACGATACTACAGCAACGATGCGTTTTCTTCCCGACGGGGACGAAAGCAATACATTCTTTTGGCAAGAGCGTCAAATGATTCGTATTACTTTCCCTGGAGTAAAAGGGCAAGACGAAGCAAGACCAGTTACGGTTAACGTACCGTGCATTGAAATGTGGGGAGAAACCTGTCCAGTACACGCAAAAATCCGTCCATGGTTTAAGGACCCGACACTTGAAGACATTGGTCGCAAGTATTGGAAAAAGCGTTCATACATCTTTCAAGGGTTTGTTGTAAATAATCCATTGGAAGGTGATGCAAAACCAGAGAATCCAGTTCGACGCTTTGTTATTAATCCGTCTATTTTTAAGATTATTAAAGCGGCGTTAATGGATCCTGAAATGGAAAACTTACCAACTGATTATACAAGCGGTACAGATTTCCGACTTACTAAAACACAGAAAGGTCAGTATGCTGATTATTCAACTTCGAACTGGGCTCGTCGTGAGCGTACTTTGGGAGAAGAGGAACTTGAGGCAATTAATACACATGGTCTGTTCACACTTAATGATTATCTACCAAAGCGTCCAGACGCAAGAGGAGTAGAGGTAATCTATGAAATGTTTGAAGCATCAGTTGATGGCGAACTTTATGATGCTAATAAATGGGGCGATTATTATCGCCCATATGGTGTTGATAATCCAAATAAAACAACTTCAAAACCTACTGTAACTGTGTCAGCCGACACATCAAAGTCTGTTGAAGAGGTTGATACACCGGTACCTGATAAGGAAGAGGTTACAGAAACTGCTACTAATAATACTGAGAAATCAAGTGCAGAAGATATTCTTGCTATGATTCGTAGTCGTAAGAATGCATCTGAATAGTAGTTATTGGGAGGGGGGAACCCCTCCCAATCATTCACATGGAGGACGCAAATGGTAAGACCGTACGATTTTTCTAAATTAAGAAAAAGTTTAACAAAAAACATTGATGGCTTAAGTCTCGGCTTCAATGATCCTAAGGACTGGATTGACACTGGCAGTTATGCATTAAATTATCTTATTAGCGGAGACTTTTATAAAGGTGTTCCTCTCGGTAAGGTAACAATGTTTGCTGGCGAATCTGGATCCGGAAAAAGTTTAGTGGTGAGCGGTAATTTAGCCCGTAATGCACAAGCGTCCGATTGCTTTGTTGTTATGATGGATAGCGAAAATGCACTTGACAATACTTGGCTACAAGCACTTGGTGTAGATACAAGCGAAGATAAACTTCTAAAAATTAATGTATCTATGATTGATAGTGTTGCTAAAACATTATCAGAATTTCTTAAAGGATACAAAGAAGAAAACGGGGGCAAGCAATACGACGAATGCCCAAAAGTAGTAATTATTATTGATAGTTTAGGTATGTTGTTATCGCCAACGGATATTAAACAATTTGAAGCCGGCGATCTAAAAGGTGATTTAGGACGCAAGCCTAAGGCGCTTACAGCATTAATTCGTAATACAGTTAATAATATTGCTCCATATCCAATTGGATTTATAGTTACAAACCATACATATTCTTCTCAGGATATGTTTAATCCAGATGACAAGATATCAGGCGGCCAAGGGTTTGTGTATGCAAGTTCTATTGTTGTTGCTATGCGGAAATTAAAACTTAAGGTTGATGCAGATGGTAATAAGGTTTCTGAGGTTTTAGGAATTAGAGCCGCAATGAAAGTCATGAAAACAAGATTTTCAAAACCATTTGAATCAGTGCAAGTTGAGATTCCGTATGAGACAGGAATGAGCCCATACAGTGGATTAATTGATCTATTTGAAAAATCTGGTGATCTTGTTAAGCAAGGTAATAGGTTATTATATAAAGACAATACTGGAAAAGAACATATATACTTTAGAAAGGGATGGAATGCAGAGACATTACCGATTATTTTGCAAGAAAAAGCAAATGGAGTAGTATTAGAACCGGTAATTGAAGTTGAGAATGATCCTATTTCTTCAGAAATAAATGAGGAATAGGTAAATATCCACGATTGCATATATTATTGCGGAGAAAAGTATGAGTGAATTACCTGATTTCTTTACAGAAATGTGGACGGCAATTAAAAATTATATCCCCCAAAAGGATAGATATGATGCCGCAAGAAGAATCGTTGATGTTTATGATGGCCTCGGCGACGTTGAAGAGTTAAAAGATTATACAGGACAAGATGATTATTTAGATAATGCATTAAGTGATTATTTTAATGAAGTAGAAGAATTTGAAGATTCGGACGAAGAAACGGATGACGAATATTAATGGCTAATTGGTATGAGAAAGTTTCAAGTAACATTAGTAATCTTCCTGATTGTATCGAGTATTACGAAGAACAATTAGTAGAAGCACGTAAGGAGATACCCATGCATGGGTCAATTGAAAAATCTTCAAGTGTGCTTCCTGCTATTGTTGAGACTCGTTTTTCTCAGTTACAAGAAATTGAAGCAATTCTTGAGCATCTTAATATTCAGTTACGAAGAATTAGAGCACGAACCTTTAGAAAATTTTTAGAGAAATATGAACGGGCATTGACTAGTAGAGATGCCGGAGCGTATGTTGATGGGGAATCCGAAGTAGTTGATCAAACAGAATTAATTAACCAGTTTGGACTTTTACGAAATCAATTTCTTGGTGTATTAAAAGCACTGGAAGCAAAGCAATTCCAAATTAATAATATTGTTAAATTGAGAGTTGCTGGTTTGGAAGATTCTGAAATTAATATATTTTATGGGAATCCAAATAAATAACTATTGACAAGTTGATAAACATAGTATATAATGGTTTGACACATTGTAATTAAAAGGAGTGTATAAATGAAAATCAATTTACGTAGAGCCGCAACTTTGCAAGAGCAAATTCGTCAAGCGGTATCAGATGTTAATCTTGCTCACGGCCAAGGTGAAGAGACCGCCGATTTAGAACAGAAATTAACCCATCTAGAAGAGGTTGAATCTGTATTGTATAGTTTGCGTGATAAAGTTGGTAAAGCAAACGTTGAAACGGGTGTTAGTACGCTATTAACAAAACGAGTCCAACTTAATAATTTAATCGGACGTTATGAGAAACTTGTACGTCACGGTATGGAATCTTTTCAATCAAAGTTATCAGATCTTCGCAAGGAGAGAGTAACAATTAGTGAAAAGATTTTAGAATTAAATGTTGGATCTTCGGTAGAGTTAACTGATACAGATGAACAAATTCTTGCAAGAGAGAATATACTTTAATATAAATAACATTGATGCATAGGCATCAATCGCGATACGCTAAACACTATAATGATGAAATTAGAAGTATTAAGTAAAAGATAACACGGTATGATTGTTAATTGTCACAGACGTAACAATAACGAGCGAGTGTTTAGTTAACTTTTAGGCGGGTGACTAGAAATAGTCACTCGCTTTTTTTTTGGAGTCTTTATAATATATGGATATAACTTTGTTATGGATGATCCTAGGTTTTATGTTAGCCGCATATTCTGTTGTTGCTAATGATAGTGTACAAACCTTAGGTCCATGGCTAGCATCAAATTCAGAAAAATTTAAATGGTATACTTTATGGGCCGCCGCTTCGATTGGTCTATTAATAACTATGTGGTATGGGTGGTATATTAATGCAGGTGATATATCATTTGGTAGATTAAATAAAATACCATTTCAAGAAGTGCAATGGTATCATGCTACAGCACCAGCCATACTTTTATTGTTAACGCGAATAGGCGTTCCAGTTTCAACCTCATTCCTAGTGTTATCGGCATTTGCTAGTACATTTGTATTGGAAAAAATGCTTGTAAAATCTGTTATGGGTTATGCATTGGCCGCAGTTGTTGCGTATTGTTTATGGATTGTTTTAGAACGATTAATTGATGAAAAACATGATAAAGTAAAAGAACACCATAAAAGATATTGGCGTGTTGCTCAATGGGGCACAACTGGGTTTTTATGGTATACTTGGTTATCACACGATATGGCAAATATTGCTGTATTCCTCCCACGAGCATTGTCTATAGAATGGATGCTTTTTATATCTGTTGTATTTGTAGTGTTCTTAGGATATACATTTCGAGAACATGGCGGCAAAATTCAAGAAATTGTTTTAGAAAAAACAGGCACTAGGTATGTTCGATCAGCAACAATAATTAATTTAGTTTATGCATTCATATTGTTATTCTTTAAAGAATTAAATGACATTCCTATGAGTACAACTTGGGTGTTTGTTGGATTGCTATGTGGACGAGAACTTGCTATATCAACTGTTATGGAAAATTATAAATTCAAGCACGTATTTCCAATTGTAGGAAGAGACTTTCTTAAAATGATGTTAGGATTAATAGTTTCAGTTGGAATAGTATTGGCAATACATTATGTAATTATACCTTACGGTTATTGATCAATTGTATAAATAAAATAAAAGAAAATTTAGTTCTATTCCGAGCAAAATTTTTTTGACTGGAGAAAACATATGACACAACTTATTAATCCGGAGAAATTCACGGATAGCGTGGGCCGTTTACGGTCCTTTTTTTTGAACAAAGGATTTCAAGAAGTACATACGCAAAATCGTTTAAGTATATTAGCGGCATGCGAAGATCCAACAACTGTCTCAACATATAATTACGCCGGCCAAGTTTGGCCGTTACCGCAAACAGGACAGATGTGGTTAGAATACGAGTTACTTACTAAGCCTGAGGTTCCGGGCTTTTTTTGTGTCTCAACATCATATAGGCAAGAGCCTAATGCTATACCTGGTAGGCATGATCTTATATTTCCTATGTTTGAATTCGAAATGCCAGGGGATATTAATGACTTATATCGAATGGAATTGGATTTATGCGAAGCAGTAGGCTTTTCATCAATTGATGCAATTACATCAAAAGATTACACTGATTGGTCAGCGGAATTTGGCGTTGAAGAATTAACACATGCAGAAGAAACTGCAATGTATGAAAAGTACGGTAATGTACAAATGATTCGAAACTTTCCAAATTACACAAGTCCATTTTGGAACATGAAACAAAATGGTGATGGAACAGCCGCAAAAATTGATGTAATTATTTGTGGACAAGAAACAATTGGTTCTGCAGAACGGTCAGCAGATACAACAGAAATGCATGATATGTTTCACACAATTAGTGATGGGCAATATGCTAGTTTGTTGCATGGAACGTTTGGCAAGGACAGAGTTAACAAAGAATTGGACGAATTTTTAAGTCATGATTTTATACCACGTGTAGGCGGCGGCATTGGAATGACTAGATTTATTCGTGCAATGGAAATGTGTAACTTGTTCTAAAGAATTTGTTCCGGAGTGATGGAATTGGTAGACATGCTGGGCGGTTTACTCAGTGTCCTTGGCAGGGCGTGAAGGTTCGAATCCTTCCTCCGGAGCCAGTTTTTAATTTTAAGACTTAGGCTTCTTCGGCTTCTTTTTTTCTTTCTTGGGTTTGTCTCTATTTTTACTTTCCATCCTTGTTTTCCTATGGTTCGTGTTGTATCTACATCTCCGAACTCGCCCATACTTTTACCAGTTTGTATTTGCCTACTATAATCGTATGGATCTTTACCGTTCATCGATCACTGTTGATAATAATTCTTCTTTGCTAGGTTTGTAGTTTTTAGACTTCCATTCGTCTCGTAACTTTGTTAGTAAAGCACCCATGTTAGGACCAGGTTTTACATCTGCACTAATTAAGTCTTTTCCTGTTACAGGAAATTCTGGTACTTGCCAACTTCTAATATGATTTGCAATAGCATCTTTGTCTTGTATTTTAGCAAGAGCATAAACAAAATATTGATGAGTTTCATCAACTAAAAATTCTTCTGCACTTTGCTGTGTTAGAGGTGTATTTTTAAATTCAGTTAAAAAAGATAAAAGTTGCATTTCTGCATTTGATAGTTTCCATGCATTACCTATCGCGTCTACATCTTTTATATTACGCATAAGACTTGCTAAAGGAACAATAGGACTTTGCATTGTACTAACTTTTTCTGCTAGTGCAATATCATCTAATGGTAGATTAATATTTTTTGTAACGCCTGTTTTTTCTAAATGTACTAATATGTCTTTTACATTGTTACCTAACAGTATCTTTTGCATTTCCATCCATATACGTTCACCAGAAATTTGTGTTAAACCTTTAACATTGCTTTTTATAGCATCTAATGTATCTTTCTCCCAAGTAGGATTATTAATGCGTCCTTGGAATCTAAAGTAGCGCAAAATTCTTAAATAATCTTCTTGTATACGTTGTTCCGGTTCACCTACAAATTTACTTACTTTATCTTGTAAGTCATTTGCTCCATTAAAATAATCATATACTGTACCGTCTAAATCTAATGACATAGCATTGTATGTTAAATCTCTGCGTTTAGCATCTTCTTCCCAACTACGTATAAATTCAACAGTAGCGTGTCTACCAGTATGTTCTGCGTCTGCACGTAACGTTGTAATTTCTAATTGTTCTTTATTAATTACAGCGGTAATTGTTCCGTGCTGTAATCCTGTTGGAATATACTTAATATTGCCCTTTTCAAACATTTCAACCATTTCGTCTGGTGTAGCATCTGATGCTAAGTCTGTATCTTTGGGCAATTTGCCAAGCATTAGGTCTCGAACTGCACCACCAACAATACGTAGTTCAAATCCGTTTTTATGAAAAAGGTTACCGAGTGAAACTACACCAGCAGTAAGAATTTGTTTAAATTCGTCACTATCTAGTTTTTCTTGTGCCTCAACTAAAAATTCTAATGCTCTCATACATATATTTACCAAGATATATATTTGTAATGATTGACAAACTGTTATTTTCTGTTATTATTATATAACATAATAAGGAGAATAACAATGTCCCAAGATAATATTATACAATTAAATCCAAATAAATCTGTTTTAGATACTGATGATTTGGATACTATTGTAGCCGAGGTAATTGATTACATTGGCGAGGTTGCTGATAACCGCAATCTTCCGTTAAATGATGAATTTGCCAGAGATATGGCTATTGCTATGAGGTTTGTAAGAGCTGGATTTGCCCGTCAAATGGGTGCAGAAACTGACGTAATCCAGGAAGAAATGACAAAATTAGCCGATTTTATGCTAAAATAATTTAAAAACCCTTATATTTCAATGACTTATATGATTGACAAACCAAGATATCATGCTATAATGTATACATAATGAGAAATGAGGGAAATATGTTTAAATTGTTTCAGGTTCATCTTACAGATGAAGAGGTTGCCCAGGTTAATGCTACTGGACATGATTCAGTTCCTAAGCAGAAAGCCCGGTTGCAAGCCAGTGTTTTTGGTGATCCGAGCGAAGCAATTGCTGGCGGATTTTTTGAGCACGTTGCCAACATTGATGCATTGACGTTAGAGGGCGTATTCCATATTGGGAATCAAGGCCCAGAAGAGAAAATTGAACGGCTTGGCCCAATGTCCTCAACGAGCGTTGGCGATATAGTCGAAGACCCAGACGGAAAACAGTGGGTAGTTGCTAAGTGTGGTTTCGATCCAATTGAGGAGAAAATAGTATGTTAGAGATTTTGTTGTTTTTAATACTGCTAGTTTTAGTAGTTGCATTTTTGCCAAATATCGCAAAATTTATTGTATCGTTAATATTGATATCATGTGCAATAATTGGCTTAATAGTTCTTGTTAGTGTTTTTATTTAAGGAGTCTAACATGATTAGATTTATTGCAGGTTTGTTCTTGTGTATGGGTGCCGTTGGCGGCCTTGAACAGGATACAATGACGTTCGCCCAGTTCTTTATGTTTGCTGGTATTGGTTTAGGCTTAATGTTTTGGGCAGTGCCAACGTTGGCCGCACAAGCCAGTGACTAACGAAATTAATTTTGTCCATCCGAGCATTTCTGATAAAGATATAGAACTGTTTGGTTTTGATGATATTGAAAATGTTCCGATTCAGGAGCATTGGATCATGGCCCATATTATGGTTGAGGCAGGCCTATTTACTAGTATAAGCAATGCTCGCAAAAATGGTTGGAACACGCCTATACCAAAAGGCTTCTGGCAGAAAAAAGTTGGCAAGATGAGAAAGTTGATAAGTATACTAAATGAGTTGGAAGGATAGTATGCGAATTATAGAGGTAGATCAAGAGAACGTGGTTAATAAGGCTTTGGCGTTTGCTAAAGATGCCCACGAATCCATCGGCCAGAAACGAAAGTACACTGGCGAGGATTACATTGTCCATCCAATAGAAGTTTCACAGATTGTTAAATCGGTTGGCGGATCCGAAGCAATGCAAGCGGCCGCCCTTTTGCACGATACCGTTGAAGACACAAATGTCACGAATGCGGAAATTGTTGAGCATTTCGGTCCTGCGATCGCTAAACTAGTAAATGAACTAACTGATATAAGTAAACTCGAAGATGGAAATCGAGCCCTTAGGAAAGAAATGGACAGAGAGCATTCTGCTAGTGCTAGTGCTGATGCACAAACGGTAAAATTGGCTGATTTGATCAGCAACAGCAAAAGCATCGTAAAACACGATCCAAATTTTGCTAAAGTTTATATTAGAGAAAAAGAGGCTCTTTTGCAGGTGCTAGATAAGGGCAATTCTCGTTTACACGCAATCGCGACGAAACAAGTTGCAGATGCGAAAGAAACCCTAAAAATATCAGGGTAATCTGTTGTATTTTTGCAACAATCCAAGAAATCTTGCATTTAACCGTCAAAATAGCCCAGTTAAGGTTGACAGATCACCCAGATGTGTTATTATTATACTATAGTTAATGAGAACTATTTAATTCACCAACCAACCGAAAGGTAATTATATGTCCGCTCAAATGGTAAAGGTTTTTGGAGAGTATCGTAACACTCCAATTGAGGGTGTAGTTTTTCCTCTTACAAAAGGTTTCACAGAAGGCAAGAAGCATAATTTCATCACTGTTGATGGAACGCCGGTTGCTGGATTTCCCAATCGCTTTATTCGAGTCAGGGTTGCTGACAAAAACGCTTTTTCGTTTGTTGGTAAAGACGTACCTGCTGGTACAGTAGACCCAACTCTAGTTTCAAAAGAAACCGAAGCAGAAGCAATTGAACGAATTCGTGAGCGTTTCGAAATTCTAAATGAGATGACCGAAGCAACAATGGAAGGTACCGTACGAGGTATGGTTGTAACAGGCCCTCCGGGTGTTGGTAAGTCATTTGGTGTCGAAAGTACGCTCGAGAAGCATCACACTTTTAATAAACTTGCTGGCAAGAAGGCCAAGTATGAGGTTATTAAAGGAGCAATGACTCCGTTGGGCCTTTATGCTCTATTATTTAAGAACAGTGATCCGGGCATGGTGCTGGTACTTGATGATTGTGACACAGTTCTTTGGGACGAGTTGTCACTAAACATCCTTAAGGGTGCGTTGGATTCAGGTAAGCATCGTAGGATTTATTGGAACGCTGATTCATCTAAATTGCGGAATGAAGGTATTCCGGATCATTTTGAGTTTAAGGGTTCGATTATCTTTATTTCAAACTTGAAGTTCGATGCTCATATGAAGGGCAACCGGATGGGCAAAATCAAAGATCATTTAGAAGCAATTATTTCTAGGTGTCATTATTTGGATCTAACATTGGATACAATGCAAGACAAGATGCTTCGTATTCATCAGATTGTTGGTGACGGGATGCTGGATGATCATAAACTTTCCGACGACGAAGAAAAAATGATTGTTAAGTACATCGAAGATAATAAGGAAAAACTGCGCGAAGTGTCATTGCGAATGGTACTCAAAATTGCAGACTTGTTTAAAATGGCTCCTAACAATGAGAAGTGGAAGCGTCTAGCAGAAACGACTTGCATGGTTAGGAAGATTATGAGTTAACTTGCCGAGCGGGCAGGTGGGGGTCGGTCTCATTGCCGGCCCCTTTTTTTAACTTGACATTAAGGGCAATTTCATATAAACTTACTGTAATGGAAAAAGTAATAGTTTATACAAGTTCGAATAGTATTTCTTGTATAGGAGAGGACAATGTGGGTTCTCATCCTATTGTTTATTATCGTGTAAGCAAAAAATCACCGGAAGCAATATGTGGATATTGTGGTGTAATATTTAGGTACGACAAAGATGCCGACAGCAAAACTCGTTATCCGTGACGAAGTAAACATTAAATTTGAAAACGTTGACCCGTCTACGAGGCGTAAGTTATCAGCGGCCGTCAAGTTTATGCTACCATATGCATACCATATGCCTGCGTATAAGTTAGGACGCTGGGATGGTATGATACGTTTCTGCGATGTAGGTGGTAGGACATACCTTAATTTGTTAGATACATTGCTACCAATACTACAGCAATCGGGATACGAATTAGACATAGAGGATCATAGGCAACAATGGAATTTTAAGTTTGATCAAATTGATGAGAATGTATTAAGTGATATTACGTGGCCTAAGGGGCATGTTAATGAGGGAGAGGCTATTGTTCTACGAGACTACCAAGTAGATGTTGTTAATAACTCGCTGTCACACTTACAAAGCCTACAAGAGGTTGCTACAGGTGCTGGCAAAACGATTATAACTGCTACGCTAAGTAAGTTAGTAGGAGAATACGGGCGTAGCATTGTTATAGTACCTAACAAGAGTTTAGTAACGCAGACAGAAGAGGATTATATTAATATTGGCCTCGACGTGGGTGTATTTTATGGTGATCGTAAAGAGTTTGGCCGCCAACATACTATTTGTACATGGCAATCTTTGAATGTTCTACTTAAAAAGAGCAAAAAGAAAACAGCCGGAATTGATATACAACAATTTATTGAAGGCGTTGTATGTGTAATGGTAGATGAAGTACATCAAGCAAAAGCAGATGTGCTAAAAGAATTACTTACAGGCGTCTTTGCAAATATTCCTATTCGTTGGGGACTAACAGGTACAATACCAAAAGAGGATTACGAGTTCTGTAGTCTTAAAGCAAGTTTGGGCGAGGTAATTAATTCTATTAGTGCCCACGAATTGCAAGAAAGAGGTGTGCTGAGTAATTGTGAAGTTAAGGTATTGCAGTTAAAAGACGATGTTGAGTATCCAAATTATCCAAGTGAATTAAAATATTTGGTATCTGATCCTAAGCGTATTGATTATCTTTCTGGTGTAATAGGTGATATTGCAGAAACAGGAAATACTTTAGTCTTAATTGGACAAATTAAAACTGGAGAAATGTTAATTGAACGATTACCAAAGGCTGTATTTGTAAGAGGAGCGACTAAAAATGAAGACCGTAAAGAAACTTATGACGAAGTTGCAACAAGCGATACGAAACTTATTGTTGCAACCTACGGCGTGGCCTCTGTGGGAATCAATATTCCTAGGATTTTTAATCTTGTTCTTATTGAGCCCGGTAAGTCATTTGTAAGAGTTATTCAAAGTATAGGTAGAGGCATACGTAAAGCACACGATAAAAACTTTGTGCAGATATGGGATGTTACTAGCAATTGTAAATATAGTAAAAGGCATCTAACGACACGTAAAAAGTATTATAGAGAAGCACAGTATCCGTTTGATATTGAAAAAGTGTCATTTAAATGATTGCACTTTTAAAAAAAAGATGTTATAATAACAATCGTAGGAAGAGTGTATGCAAATATTAACAGTAGAAAATGAACCGTATAGTTTAAATAATTTACCTGACGAAATTGACGATGTAAGATATTGTGTTCTCGATGTAACAGACCCAACATTTATTGATTACTATTTCTTACCTTTGATATTTTTGGAGAGTTTTAGTTCTCCGGCAGTAGTTTTACAGATCGGCGAGTTTCAAATTCAAATGCCGTTAGATTGGAATATTTTAGTAGGCGATCCAGGCCAAGGAATGTTAGAAGTATTACCTTTAACAAATTTAAATGATAGAGGTTTTGAAACGTTATTATACAACCCATTGAAAGGATATATGCCTAGTTGGGCACCTGTACAAATCGTAAACGTGTTTGTTGAACTTAAATGGTATTTTCCAAAATTAAAATTTGGCCATTTATTAGCAATGCCATTGCAAAATAAGTTTAATCCATTATGTGCATTTTTTATAAAAGAAACAAACAAAATTCCAGATCAAATTGACATCGGTGATGTAATAACATGAAGAAATAATTGACAATGAAAGTTGATATGTTTAAAGACATACTTCCTGCAATTAATAAGGGAGATAGAAATTTTTATAATAAGTTGCCTCCTGAAATGAAGAAAAGCAGTCAAGTAAATTTTTGGATGATACATCGTTGGGCAACGTGTACACACCGAAACAAAGAACATTATCTAATGTTTATTAATGAACTATGTAATGATCATTACAGCGATATAAGTAACCATCCAGAGTTGCAATGGTTGTTATTAAGTGTAATAGGCATCGGTCCTGAAAAATATTTTGGACAATGGGTTGGAACCCCAAATAGTAGAACTAAGGAAAACGCTATCGATAAATTTCTATTAGATGTATATCCAACTATAAACGATGAAGAATTAACTTTGTTAAAGGAAATGAACACAAAAGATGACCTCCAAGACCTTGCCTGTAAACTCGGATACAACGACAAGCAAATTTCTGATATCTTTAATGACAAACGTAGAAGTAAAAAGAAGTAACGGATTTAAATGTAAATTTTGTAACCGAGAATTTAAAAGTGTTAAAACTCTCGGTAACCATACCTGTGAACAAAAACGAAGGCACATGGGCCAGGATGAAAAGTATGTGCAATTAGGATTTAGAGCGTTTCAGCGTTTTCATCATTTAAATTCAACTGCGGTTAGACCAAAAGATAAACCGTTTGATGAGTTTCGCAAATCACAATTTTATTTAGGATTTACAAAATTTGGAAAGTTTGCACAAGACGCAAATTGTTTAGATTTTGAAGTATTTGTCGATTGGCTTATTAAGCATGAAGTTAAAATGGATGATTGGGCCAAAGATGCCGCATACGAATTATATGTAAGAGATCATTCTAAAAGAGAAAGTGCAGATGTTGCAATGGAACGTAGTATTAAGTTTATGCAAAAATGGGCAGAACAATCTGGAAAACTATGGTATTATTTTTTTAGAGAAGTAAATCCAAATTTATTTACATACTGGATTAGGACAGGGAGAATTTCACCATGGGTTGTATTTAATTGTCAAAGTGGTACGAGTATGTTAGGACAACTTAATGATGAACAAATGTCATTAGTAGCAGATGCATTAGATCCCGGAACGTGGAGTCATAAATTTCAAAATGATCCAAACGAAGTTGAATTTGTACAAAAAGTTTTAACAGAGGCCGGCCTATGAAATTACCTGATATTGATGTTGATTTAAAAAATAGAGATGATGTGTTAACGGTATTAAAACATATTCCAGCAAGTATTACTGATGATAAAAAGCATAACACTGGCGTATATTTTAATAGCATACCAGTAAATCCATTGACAGGATCCTCAACTATTGATTATAAAATGGCTGAGGAGCGAGGATATTTTAAGTTAGATCTTTTGAATGTTAATCTTTATAAAGATATCAATGATGAGAAACATTTAGATAGTTTAATGAATAAAGAACCAATGTGGGAGTTGCTTGACCATAAAGATTTTGTTGAACAGTTATTTCATATACACGCTCATTATAAAATAGTATCTCAGTTAAAGCCACGAACAGTTGAACAATTAGCATCTGTGTTAGCAATTATAAGACCATCTAAGCGTTATTTGTTAAATGAAGAGTGGGATACAATAAACAAGGAAGTTTGGATTGCACCAATTGACGGTGGATATTATTTCAAAAAATCTCATTCGATTGCTTATGCAGTTGCGATTGTAGTACAAATGAATTTAATAGTGGAACAATGTAGTTAAGTTTTATCTATCTTACGTACTAATTGTACTGTTCGTCTCTTAATACGTTTTCTAACTATGTTATGCAGACTTGTAATTGGCCCAAACAAAAATTCAACATCTTTACTTATATAGTTTCGTAAGCAAAAACGAAATTGTTCCATTTCGTACGGAAGGAATAAATTTATTGGCGTAATACGATTACTTTCCCACCACCAAGTATCACCTACGTGTAAGAACTTTTTCTTAAGATCGCTATCTCCAATTAAATCAAAAGAATAGATACTAGTAATGTGAGAATTATGATTTTGTATAATGCCGATAATTTCTTTACTGGCATATTTAATACCAGTTAAGAATGGATATTTTTCGATCAATTGTTTTATGTCATCATTCATTGCTATTACTTATTCCGATAAATACTTTATGAGTGTTGGAGTGAAAGCAAATGGCTGTTAATAATATTTACACATATAAAATAAATCATTCTTTAACATTAACAGACGGAGGATTAAGCGGAACTATGTACAATGACGTAATAAAAGTACACAAAGGAATTGATGATAAAATATCATTTCAAGTGTTTGATGAAAATCGCAGGCCCGCTAATATTTCTTTGTTAACGTTATATTTAAATGTTATGAATGCAAATACTGGCGACTTAGCAGTACAAAAAGTGCCAACGATTACCGATGGATCCAATGGAAAATTTGATGTACTTTTTTCATGGACAGATACAGTTAATTTAGATCAAGGATTTTATGAATTCAGTGTAACGTCAACAGATTTAAATGATGAACAAAACGTTATGTATGTTGATACATCTCAAAATGCTATAGGTGCGATTGAACTTATTGAGGGAGTTATACCAACACCTTCGGCTAGTGCAATAGTAACAACGTTTGTTTTAAATGGTACACGATATGAAAGTGCCGGAATTGATGTTAGTCCAACAAAAAATTATCAAACTAATTTACATACTTGTGCCCTTTATGCTACAACTTGGGCAGGAAGTTTTTGGGTTGAAGGCAGTCTCGATCTAGACGCCCCAACGAATTGGTTTATAGTGGATTTATATCCTAACAATGCTACAGCAGACCATTTAACGTTTTCAACATCATCGCCATTAACTGGAATTGATGCTAGTAACTTTAGATTATCATGTAATTGGCTTAGGTTTGTTTATGAACATGATGCTGGTAATACTGGCACAATAGATAAGGTATTACATAGAAGTTAAACAATGATACAGAACTTTTACAAGGACCCTGATATAGAATTTGATATTGGGAAACTTCAGAAAGACTTACAACTCATCGATGATAGAGTGGCACGGCAATCTCCTCTCATCGAATGTGATATTAATGCAATTTGTTTAACTCAAATTCCTGGTGACCCGAATTCAATTACTGGTGGTAATGTAAGAGGACTATTTTGGACCAAGCCTGATAGTACAGGCGTCGAAGTTCAACGTGAAGAAGTAATTGATGAATCACAATATACTGAATTTGTTAAATTATTTGAAGATACTTATTATAAAGAAGTCTACGATACATTATTAACCAAATATAAATTAGGTAGAGTTAGGTTACTTTGGAAGTTACCTCGTACTACATTAAGTTGGCATCGAGATCCGGAAAAGAGATTGCACATTCCTATTATAACTAACCCTGGTGCATTAATGGTTATTGATAATGAGGTAATGCATATGCCAGCAGATGGTAAAGTATGGATTACTGATAATACAAAGTACCATAATGCGTTTAATGGCGGCGAAGTGGATCGTGTTCATTTGGTAGCCACAGTAATTGGTTGACAAATTGCACTTTTTCTTATACTATAATATAGATGTTTGCTGACAATTTAAGATCAACAATTCTAACAAGAATTCCTGGTAAGAAAGCAAGTCCTGGCGGCTGGATGTCGTTGAATTGCCCTATGTGTACTGCAATGGGTGAAACTCGTCCTGACATACGTAAACGAGGCGGTTTTAACATGACTGCTGATAATTCAATTGTGTTTAACTGTTTTAATTGTGGATTTAAAACAGGCTGGAAACCTGGAGGTATTTTAGGTAGTAAGTTTGTTGAATTGTTAAAAGGGTTGGGCATAACGGATACTACAGTAAACAAATTAAAAATTCAAAGTTATAATGAACGAGAAATTAATCCAATATTTAATACAAAAATTGAAGAGATAAAATTAGATTGGGAAGAAAAAGCATTACCAAAAGATGCAAAACCAATAGATGAGAATACACCAGAGTATATTTTAGAATATTTGCAATCTAGAGGAGAAGGAGTATATAGTAGTTGGAATTATTATTGGACACCTAATACCTATATGAATTTAAATGAACGTATAATTATACCATGCTATTTTAAGAAAAAAGTTGTTGGCTGGATTACAAGACATGTATATCCAAATAAAACTGATAGACCAAAATATTATGTTCAAACACAAAAAAATTATATGTTTAATTTAGATCAATTATATACAACAGAACGCAAGTATGCTATACTAGTTGAAGGACCATTTGATGCTATCGGTATCGATGGAATTGGTTTACTCGGCTCAAAAATAAATCAAGTACAAGCAGATTACTTAAATACATTTAATAGAAAATTTATTTTAGTTCCGGACAGGGACAAAACAGGTGAACGATTAATTGAGGAAGCACTTCGTTATAATTGGGGAGTTAGTTTTCCACAATGGGATGATGAAATAAAAGATGTTGCCGATGCAGTTAAGAAATATGGAAGAATTTTTACATTAAAGAGTATATTAGAGTCAGTTGAGAATAATCCAACAAAGATTGGGATTAAGAAAAGGATAGCATAATGGGACATATAGGAGATTTGTTTAAAAGAGTAGATGAGTTACAAAAAGAAATTGATGTTATGAAAGAAGAAAATCAAAATTTAAAAGATTTAATTAAAGATAAAACTGGTGTAGATGTTAATGCAACAAGTGATGAGAAGACTGATAATATTGACGGCGTTCCAGTTCCAAAGCCTGTTGTAACAACTAAACCTAATTGCCCAGTTAATTTGAATTATAATCAAGGATTAATTGCTGGAAGAATTATGCAACATTTGCGACGGAAAGCATTGAGTGTAACACAGTTATTCAATTTGATAGAAGATAAATTAATAAAAGATCCAAAATTTATATTAGATATAAGGCGACAGAAGAAAAATTAATGGTAAAAGAATTTAAAGAAGATCTCCAAAAACTCTTTTTGGGGTTTTTAATTAGTGATAAAGAGTTATATGTTAGAGTGCAATCATTAGTTGTACCTACATATTTTAATAATAAATTAAGACCAACGGTTGAATTTATTAATAAACATGCTGATGAATATAACAGTATGCCTACTATTGATCAGATTAAAGCAAAAACAGAAATAGGATTAGAATTAGATGCTGAGGTTACAGCAAGGCATAAAGAATGGTTTTTAGATGAGTTTCAAGATTTTGCAAAGTTTAAAGCACTTGAGCAAGCAATTTTAGCAAGTGCTGATGATATTGAAAAGGGAGAATATTTCTCTGTAGAAAAACGTGTTAAGGAAGCAAGTAGCGTAGGGTTGGCAAAGAATTTAGGTACAGATTATTTTGCAAATCCAAAAGAAAGATTACAGAAGTTAAAAGATAATAATGGGCAAGTAAGTACAGGATGGACATCAATTGATAAAAAATTATTTGGTGGATTTAATAAAGGTGAGTTAAGTATTTTTGCTGGCACATCTGGTGCAGGCAAAAGTTTATTTTTGCAAAATCTTGCATTGAATTGGGTGCAAGCAGGTTTAAATGTTGTTTATATTACACTTGAACTTAGTGAAGAATTGGTTGCAATGCGTATTGATAGTATGGCAACTGGGTTAAGCAGTAGAAGTTTATTTAAAAGTTTAGATGATGTTGATTTAAAAGTCCGAATGATGAAAAAGTCCTCAGGTAATTTACAACTTGTATATTTGCCAAGTGGTGTTAATACTGGGCAAATTAAAGCATTCCTCAAAGAATTAGAAATACAACACGGTAAGCAAGCACAAGCAATATTAATAGATTATTTAGATCTAATGATGCCAAATGATAAACGAGTAAGTCCAAGTGATTTGTTTGTTAAAGACAAATATGTTGCAGAAGAATTACGTAATTTAGCAGTAGACCTTGATACATTATTAATAACAGCGTCTCAGTTAAACAGAACAGCAGTTGAGGAAATTGAATTTGATCATAGTCATATTGCTGGCGGACTAAGTAAAGTACAAACAGCAGATAATGTTATTGGTATTTTCACAAGTGCGCCAATGCGTGAACGAGGGCGTTATCAAGTACAGTTTATGAAAACACGTAGTAGCAGTGGTGTAGGGCAACGAGTTGATCTGGGATTTAATTTAGAAAGTTTGCGTATTGAAGATTTGTCTGATGAAGACCAGGAAGATGATAATACAACTCCGATATATAAAAATGTATTACGTACAAGTAATGTTACTGATGATAAAGAAGTAAATGGTAAAACTGTTGAAACAAAATCAGCAGATATTCGTAAAATGATATCTAATATGAATAAGCTCAATAAGTAACTCAGCATAAATATATATAATCAGGAATTGTTAAAATGAAAATAAAAAGTATTTTAAATGAAATAGATAGTATTTTACCGCAGAAAAACAAGGCATTGATAGTCGAAAGCCGCGCAAGCCACGTTATTACTTCTGCATCAAATATTATGAATATGATTTCTGAGAATTATGATACTGATACAGCAGAAAAATTACAAAAAAAGTTTTTAAATGCAATCCGCACAGGCAATGTAGATAAATTTAGTAATGCTTTAAAAAGGATTAATAATGAAGGTTAATGAACTTATACTTAATATTAAACAAAAACGTAAGTTCCGTGGACCTCGAATCCCTCGTAAAAAAGGTATAGAATTCCATAAACTTGCAAAAGTACGCAGGGCTATTAAAGATGATATGGAAATGGCCGGCATTACCGAAGCAGAAGCGGAAGGTAAAAATCTTCATTTAACTCATTTTGAAGATAGTTTAATACATGGTGGTTATAAAGGTGCCGAAGATGCATTAAATATTGCCGCAGGCCTACTAGATATGCTCGAAGGTAGTGCCACCGAAAGCGTAAACATTACAACTAAGTGGGATGGAGCACCTGCTATATTTGCAGGTATTAATCCTGAGACTGGTAAGTTTGTAATGGGCGACAAAGGATTGTTTGCTAAAACTCCTCGCATAATGGACACACCAGATGCTATTGACCAAAACAAAGCAGACAGAACAAATAAAGGCGAAGCAGTTGATTTAAGTGGGTTGCGTAGTAAATTAAAAGAAGTATTAGAGCATCTACCTAAAGTTTTTCCGCCTGATTATCGAGGTATTTTACAAGGCGATTTATTGTTTACATCTGATATTAAACAGGTAAAAGAGATTGATGGAGAAAAATATCTTACATTTACTCCAAATAGTTTAACTTATGCTGTTCCGGTTGGCAGTGATATAGCAAACCAAATTGAGCAAGCAACAATTGGTATTGTTTTTCATACAAAGTATGATGGTGATACTATTCCTACAATGAAAGCAAGTTTTGGCGCAAGCGTTGATGATTTAAAACCAAGTTCAGATGTTTGGTTCCAAGATGCTAAAATACATGACGTAAGTGGGCAAGTAACATTAACAAAAGAAGAAACTAATAAGATTAGTTCAGCAATTAATACCGCGCATAAAAGTCTTCTCGGAGCCGGCCAGAAAGTTTTTCAGTTTCTTGAGAGCGAAGAAATGGGTAAAGATTTTAAGAAATCTTTAGAGTCAACAATTAATGCTAGTATTAAATCTGATGGTACTATCCCTGAAAATCCTTTAGCATTTGCATCAAGTCATGTTGCTCGTTTTGAAGATAAGTATGAAAAAATAATTTCTGGTTCAAAAAGACAAGATACTGTTGATAGGAAAACAGAAGAACTTCAAAAAGGCCTAGACTTTTTTGAAGCAAATAAAGAAAACTTTACACAATTATATCATGTATGGTTATCGTTGTTTGCTGTAAAATCCATGTTTGCAGAAAAAATGAGCAAAATTAAAGCAATGGATACATTTAAAATTATGCCAGATGGCTCTATCGAAGTACGAGACCCAGAGGGTTTTGTAGCAGTTGACCATATTGGTAATGCTGTAAAGATTGTTGATCGTTTAGTCTTTAGTGCTGAAAATTTTCAAAAGTCGTTTTAGAATCGAAAACGCCAATCAGATAAATACTATTATGGAATTAGAATTTATCAATGAACTCTGTGAAAGCAGATTAGTAAGGCAAAAAAAGCAGATAAAGAAATTTACTGCTAAAGATGCCGCTGATCTAGTTTTCCTTTATGCCTGTACTATAACAATTCTTAAAAATGAATTCAAATATGCTCCAACGGGTATGGCTTATGCACATAAGACTCGTATGTATTCTAACTGGAATGTATTCCGTACCAACGGTACAGATATGTATGTTTTGTTATGCGGTCTAGTCGGTACAGATGATACAAATACATTAATGGCAGACCAAGAAGCCAGCCAAATTTTTCGTAATTCATTGAATGTTAACCAACCTCAGTTGAAACAATGGTTAGCATATTCTGCTAAAGGAAAAGTTAATGCCCAAGTTGATGGTCAATTTCTATTTAGATTTGAGAAACAATTGCGTGTAGATAATGCACAATATAAAGCGATTCGTAGATTAGCATCAGATTGGTCTAACTTAAAGCATGGACAAAAAACATTAATTATTACGCGATGTATGCAAGCCTTTCGTATACGTGCCCGTAGATCGGAATTATATCCAGTCTTAATGAAATTATCTAAAGAGAAGAAATTTATTCCAGTTAATAAGAAAGGTAAAGTCGTTGCCCCACGTGATATGGAATTAGCACAACCAGCCGGAACAAAAGGCGGTATGAGTACACGGTCTAAGATTGCTATTGGTATAGGTTTACCGGTTGCAACAGCCCTTGGTGGATTTGCTTTAGGTAGGCGTTTTAACCGAAAACAAAGCAAAAGACGCGAATATTCAACATAATAAAATATCTTAGTAGTAAATTTTTCCTTCGATTGTATAAATACATGTAAGCATTGATACAAATCGTGTTAATGCAAATGATATAACAGGAGAAAATCCAATGGTAGCAAGAGTTAATGGTGGAGTAGCCTCAGGTCAAGTACTAGTAGGTTCACTATCACATTTCACAGTAACAATAGCCGGCAATGCAACAGCAAAGTTGGGTGTTGATAGCACAATTCAGAAGATCCTAGAAATGGTTGCAACAAAGTCAACCGTTGTAATCCTAGGTGTAGTAGGGACAGCCGGTTTCCGTTTCGCAGTAGAAGGCGACACAGCATGGACAGCCGCCGCACTACAAGTTTCACTTCGTGCATTAGGTACAGTTGACAGTATCGATCTTAGTTCAGATTCAGTTGCTGACTTCGCATACTAATTTTTAGTATGGAAAGAGTTTAAAACCCCTTCCTCGGAAGGGGTTTTTTCTTGGCCAATAAATATCTTTGTTATGATGCATGAGTTTAATCTTGAACACGCAACGTGGTTTACTTTATATACTTTAATAGATATTTCGCATTCAATAAGAAGAAAAGATAACTCACAAAAAAATTGGGATACTATTATTAATGGTATTAGTATGCGAGCTCAACCTTTGGGCTCAAATCTTCCTGAAAAAAAACGACAAAAAACAACAAAATTTAAGTTTGGATCTGAATACAAAAATAAAGTAATGAATATTTGGATGTGGTCTTTTGCAATCGAACACGTCGGTGCTATTAATATAAAAACCTTAATGCAAGAATTTAATGGTATGCCAGTTATTGATAAATTTAAACATATTGAAACAAAAGGTTTAAAAATCAAAAATACGTATTTTGTGATGACTAATTCACCATAAATAGTAATGTTATAGGAGTTTATTAATGGCAGACGATCCAAAAGTTAAAAAGTTATATGTTCATTCTGGCGATACATATGATATTGAGGCTGACAGCCTCGAAGCCCATGTGGCGATTTGTAGCGAAAGATATGGCGCATTGCATCAACACATTGACGACTCGGAAACACGTTTAACTGAAAAAATTGATAATAATAGTAATCAAATTACTCGTTTAGAAAGAGTTTTCTTTTGGGGCATCGGCGCTGTTTTTATTACATTACTTGGCGCAATGTTGTCAACCATCTTTAAATAATAATTTCCAAATCTTCTTTTCGCATAAATACACGTATGAATCTAACAGATCTATATGGTGAAGAACCTATTGTTGAAGCACGGCGAGTCTGGGCTCGCCGTGGTAAAAAAGTTGTGCAAAAATTTCGTTGTACTAGTGGCTGGCGCAAAGGAAGATTAGTTGCTACAGCGGCTTCGTGTTCTAAACCAATAGATATGAAGAAACGCTTTACGTTGAGAAAAACTAAAGCACGATTAGGAAAACGAATTGCACGAAAAACTGCAAGGTCAAAGAAATTTAATCCAATTACGAAGAGGATTACGCAATTGAATAAAAGTACTCGTCCTAAGACGCCAGGACGATCAAAAGGCGGCGTAAAATGGTGGCATAGAACATGAAAACGTTTAGAGAATATTTAGAAGAAATTAATGCAAAACCACCCGGTGCCCCAGCAGGAACACAAGCGGCATCTAATAAAACTAATGTAGCAAACACAGGAGGCGCAACTTCTGGTGCTCAAACAAAGCCAAGTTCCAATTTACAAGGAGTAACTAACGTTGTTCCAGCACAAAGTAATTCACCAACAGCACAAGGTTCACAAGGAACAGTAGCACCAACTGATATGGAACAACCAGAAGCGGTTGTTAATGTTAAGTCTGGACAAAATGCAGGACAAACTGCTCTTAAAGATTTTAAAGCAACAGTAACACCAGGTGAATCTGAAATAGAATTTAAAAGTGCTGACGGAAAGACATTTATGGTTCCGCAAGAATTTTTTATTGATGAACAAATTACGGATCTTAAAAAACTTTCAGGGATTTAGAAATGATAATAAATGATATTATATTGAAAGAGACAACAATTATATCACCTTTTGGTCTTACTAGATATAATAAGGTAGCCGAGTTATCAGAATCACATATTCGAAATGTTTTAGGTGTTGAAATACCTTTAACTGAATCGGTATATTCATTTAAATATAGAGAACAAATTCTATATGAACAAGAACTCTATGAAGGAATGTTAGATTCAGTTAAAACTTACCTTGGTAACAAATATACTACCACCGTTAATGACATTAACGGTGGTATTAAAGATTTTAAAGATGCCGCTATACTAATAAAAGATACTATAACAAACCCAGATGGCCTGCCACAAATACTCCAACAAATTAAAAAATATTTTACAAACACGGTTTGGAAACCGTTAATTAACCTTTTTAATAAATTTATTGAACAAATATCAGGTGGGTCAATTCCACAAGAGTTGATTGATAAAGTAATATGGGTTAAAGACTTCCTTGTGGCCAAGGTGCAATCGTTGTTGGCTATAACAGGTTGGACTGGATTTATGACTATTATAGGCATATATGGTTTTATATCATTTATTAAAGTAAAAGTTCAAGGACTTGTTGGACTAGCAGTCGACACAGCAATTGATAGTATTAAAGATTTTTTTATTGGAACGTTTGATATGCTTAAAGATAATATGGATAAGGTTATGCAGACCGCAGCCAGTACCTCAATAGGCGCATTTTTTACTGCGATCAGTGTAATTAAAGAAGTTCATGCCGCATTTATAACTATGTTATCTTATATTAAAAGCAAAATATGGGCCGGCCGGACAGTGCAAGCAAACACAAATCCAGTTGGCGAAGACATTCAATATCTTAAAAAACTTTCAGGGATACAGAAATGAAGATTGATGAGATTAAATTAAAAGAAACAACTACTGGTGCAACAGGTGCAGGTTCGATTGCGGTTTCGATCAGTTCGGTCGGTGATGGCGGAATGATTTCACGGACAGGTACAAAAAAGAAAAGCAAAAAGAACAAGAATCCGCATGGTATTGATATGCCTAAAGATTCTTTATTTGCTGGTAAGAAGAATGTTACTGAAACTTCATTGCCACCACATTTAGCAAAGTTTTTTGATAAAGAGGGCAATGTAAAACCAGAAGTTGCAAAACGCATGTCTAAAAAGAAAGATTATAAAATAACAGATGTTACGCCAAAGGGCTATGGCCCTGAGAATTATTATGAAATTGGCGGCGACCGCTATGATGGCGGTATAGTGTTTAAAGTATATATAGGTGGAGATGAAGTTCATAGTGATATTATTGATGCCGATCATCCTTATGTGTACAACGGTAAAAAATATGATGGTGTTACGAAAGCATTAGATGCAATTGCTAAAGATAATGATTTAGATTCTGCCGATGATTTTAAACGTGTAGAGATGGAAGGGTCAATACCTGATGATAAGGCAGCAGGTATTAAATGGGCCGATGATCCAGATTGGAAAAAGTTACATGATATGAATCTTGACATGGTACAAGATTTTATTGCTCATAAAGAAGAAACAAACGAAGCACATGATGATTTTGATATGGATGATGAAATAGCATCATACGATGGCGACGATGATGCCGAGCCAATGAGCGATGCACCGTATGCAATTTTATGGCACGGACAGTATGCTGAATGGTACGGTGACAATGATCCTGAAAGCGGCGAAGGCCGTTATAAAATGAAAGGTGATGCAGGTAATGTACTTGCTAAGAATATTCCAACGTATGCACAAGCAGAGAAACTTTTGCCACGAGTATCGGGAATGGGACACGTTGGCGATCACGGAGAATGGGGCAAAGATCATTCAGTTGTAATGCAAGCCTCAGATCCAATAATTGTACCAATGAAAGAATTAGGAGAGCATTTTTATAGTTATGATTCTGATATGCAACAATATAGCGATATGGGCAATGACGATCATCATGATGTAATAGATTTGGCAGGCGTAGACGAAAGAAAACTTTCCGGATCCGAAAAAAAAACAAAGAGCATAATGTAAAAAAGTTAAAAAAACATAAGAAGAGTTTTTCAAAATATGGAAAAGATGCAGACAGCGTTATGTATGCAGTAGCAACAAGAGATGCTAAAAAAGGAAAGAAATACAAATAGGATAATATTATGACAGTAAAAACTTATAATAACCTCATTGATGAGATGAAAGAACTTGCTGATAGACTCAACAAGCATTACGATACTGTAACTTTAGAAACAGTAGAGGAATTAGATACACCTGCTACTGAAACTCAACGTATTCTTAATGAACTTAAAGACAAAGGCGTTCTCAAAGAAGAAGAAATGCAAGAGGCTTGGTGGGATAAAAAAGAGCCAGGCAAAATTGAATATGACGAGATTGGAGAAGATGCAGGATCTGACGATGATCAAAGGTTTGTTCATAAACAATTTATGGAAGTATCAAATAGACTAGATTGGATTGCAGAACGTTTTTCAGAAGATAGTATGCTTGCAAGGAAAACTGGAGAAATCGGCGGCGATACAGGCGGGTTTGGAAAAGTTTCCCAAGCGGCCGATATGCTACTTTCCGCAATTGAAGAATTACATCGTGATGCAATGGGACACATACATCAAGAGTCACTTGAGGTTGAAGAAGGCTACCAAACAATGCCACCAATTGATAAAGAGCGTTATACAGAACTCCAAGGCCTAGAAGGCCCGTTTATGACGTTGTCTGGTAAAGTAGTTTATTATGATCCAAAAGAAGGCAAGTATTATGATAGAGATTCAGATATATATTTAGATTATGATGAATGGAAAGCATACGATAGTAAACCAGATTGGTCATCAAAGGAAGACTAATGAATTTAACCGAACTAATGCGAGACTTTAAAAGTCGAATTGTTGAAAACCAGTTGTGGGATAATTTAATGGACCGCAACGATGGTGTGTTTTATCGCGGCCAAAGATCATCAGGACGCGGCGGCGGCACTGGTTTAGGAGCATTAGGAAATGGTGTTTATTTAACATGGTCATCGTCCATGGCAGACTTTTTTGCTAAGGAAGTAGACGGCGAAGTTAAAGAATATAGAGTTAAGCCAGGTCTTAAGATGGCAGATAGTGCTGGAGCAGACTTTGGTGAGATAAAACAATCCATGGGTTTTCAACCATGGGAATACAGCGACGACCCAATGTTTGGTGGTATGCTAACTATGGGATTAAAAGATAAAGGCTATGATGGTGCTGTTAGTGATAATCAAGCAGAAGGCATAGTTATTTTTGATCCAAAGAATGTTGAGGAAGTAGAACAATGAAATATACAGAAATTTTAGGTGGCATTCAGACTTGGGTTAATAATGAAGAAAATGAATTGGTTGAAGCGGTTCAAAAAGAAGGCCGGCTACGACATACAGATTTAGACGAAAGACAATTAGAGCATTGTAATAATTTAGTTAAACGTGGCATTTTAATGAGGCAAGAAGACCAAGACGGCCATTATTTTAAAGAAGTTAATGATGATTTATAATCCAAATGACCTTCCGGAATATCATGCAGAAATTGATTGGTCAAAACCAACAGCATTATTTTTAGGAAGATTTAATCCATGGAATTCAGGCCACCGCGCAACATTTGAAACAATGCTACGAGCAGGAGAAAAAAATTTTCAGGGAAGAGGTAACGACCCTGTTTCAAAAGCAAAGCAAGTTTGCATAATGGTTAGAGATCAAGGCGAGGATAATTTTAATGAGATTAAAGAAAGTATTATTGAATCCTTAGAACCTGATTATCATGGCAAATATACTATTATGCAAGTTCCAGATATTACAGATATTTTTTATGGTAGACAAGTTAGTTTTGATGTGCATCGTGTATGTTTACCATCAGAGTTAGAACCAGTTCCTGGTAAAAAAGTACGGGCGGAAGAGCAGTACCATCAACAGAAATTTTGGGCGAATCGACAATAGTAATAAGTAATATAAACTATGACGAGGTGTTAGTTATGACTAGTGCTACTGATATGAAAAAGATACTGGAAACTTTAGAAGTTACTCTCAATAAAGTTGTTAATAATGTTGTAGAGGAAGGTAAACCTATTATACATAAAAAAGGTATTTTAGGTAATACTTGGGAAGTTGTTAAGGAAGATATTAATCATTATAGAATTTTTTGTAAAGAAACTAATAATACGCTTGTTGATAATATCGAATTGTATGAAGTTGCATTTAATATTGCATATCTATTAAACAAAGGAAATGCAATAGAATCGGAAAAAGTTAAAAAAATTATCCGAGAGAATGAACAATTTTGTAAACATTTTTATAAAGCAATATTTTATAACAAAAAACGCAAAATATATGCGAAACAAGGAAACTGGCAAAAACATGTTCTTATGGAAACACAGTTTGAAATTGCTCGAGATCAGGCGATTCACGCAAGAGAGAAACTTCGAAATTCGAAACAAAAGTCATAAATATGTTTATCCAGTAATAAACAGGGGATAAGCATGTTTTTAAACGATTTATCAAATAATACAATACACTTTAATAGAATTAACCGTTGGCTTAATTCAGAATTTGGTGTCTCCGTTGACAATACCTCGTCAAGGACAAACCTTATTGAGGCCAAAGGTAAATTAGAAGTTCGTAAAAACAAAATTGCCTCCAATAGTAAGTTTAATGAATATCATAGTGATAAAGGTTATGTGAAGACTATGCTAATGCTTGAAGCAGTAAATATGCTTCTTAGTAATAGCGAAGGTTCAATTATGGCTACGGTGCAACCAATTAATCTTTCGGAACAAACAGATGAGATTGAAAATGCTCAAATTCTTTTGGCCGCACAGGATATGGTTGATAAACTTACTGCTATGGCAGAAGATTTAGCAGAACTTCAAACAAAGGCATTGATGCCACTAGTTGATGAGATTAAGTATAACTTAGGTCAGCAACAGGCACAGTCTTTTAATGATACAGCAAAAGGACAATTACAATCTGCTCTAGACGCTATTATAGGCGTTAAAGATGCAATGGGTGATCAAGTATTAGCATTACAAGGTGGCGAAGTTCCTGCTCCAGATATGGGTGCAGAACCAGAAATGCCTGGGATGCCCGAAGAGGAACCTGCCGCAGAAATACCAGGCGAAGTTCCAGCAGAAGATACTCAAGATATGATGGGCGGCGCCGATGAAGTTGCAGGCCCAGCAGAGTCACCACTAGGTAGAGAAGAAAAGTAATGAAACTTGCTGAGATTTTTTTTAGTGAAGATCAAGGATCCAATGCTGATATAATTAAATCAGAAATTGGCGATCTATTGTTCATGATGAAAAATCAAGGCATAACTGAAATTGAAACGGAATTTGTTATTAAGAAGTTACACGACAATGGTATAGATATAGATAAAATATTATTAATTGATACACTTAATGATATGCCAGATTTAGTAAATACTGCTACAGTAGAAATGATAACATTAAAAGTAGAGAATTTACCAGATGCTACAACAGATGCCGATCAAGCACAAGATACCGTTGCACAAGCGGCAGATAGTGCTAATCCACTTACTTAGGAGAGGAAATGGCTGTTAACAATATAATGATTAGTGCCGCCGACGCTAAGTTACAAGGACAAGGAAATCTTGTTATACTTAGGGAAGTCCGCGTAATTGAGGAAGCGATTTTAACAGCGGTTAGTAATAGTTTACTAAACGCAACGGTTTCCGACGGCACTGTAATGACAATGAGTACCCCTGCTATTTCCGTTACAGGAACAATTAATAATCCAACAATAACAGCCGCAGATACTTTTACTATTAATAGTACTACGGTTACTGCTAGTGGAACAACACTTAATTCATTAGTAGATGATATTAATACTTTAGCACTAACAGGTATTACAGCAAGTAAAACATCAGTCGCCGGCACATTAAAAATTTCAAGCGATAATAATAATTTTGCATTAACAATTGCCGCCGGGTCCGGCACAATTTTATCAGATGTTGGTATTACCGCAAGCATAACAAATGCAACAGATGTAAGTAAAACATATTATAATGTATGGCAAGCAACTGCTATCGATACAACATACACACAGCAAATGGCAGAAATAATTAAAAACTTTGTAGATTTAGGTTATACAATTATTAGGCAGAAGAATGCCTCGACATCCAATACTACTTTTAAATGGCATGTTACTTGGTAAATAGGCTATTGACAAATGATATTTCTTGTAGTATACTATAAGAATGTCATTAATAAACAAATTATACGAATATCCCAAATTAAAACGAACAGATAAAGATGGCGAACGTCTTTATGATACAGGAAATGCAAAGGTACCTTCTGTAACGACTATCCTTGGCCGCATGAAAGATATGTCTGGCATTAATGCTTGGAGAGCTCGTGTCGGAGCAGAAGAAGCACAACGTATTTTAGTAGAAGCCGGAAATTTAGGTACAGCAACACATAAACATTTAGAAAATCATTGTTTAGGTATAGAGCGTCCTGGCGGCACAAATTTACTTAGACAAATAGCATCTAAATTAGCAGACGTAGTTATTGAAAATGGCCTTGTAAATGTTAATGAAGTATGGGGATTAGAAGCATCATTATATTCTCCCGAACTTTATGCAGGTACTACAGATTGTGTAGGACTTTGGAAAGATAAACCCGCCATTATAGATTTTAAAACATCTCGTTCAGTAAAAAAACGAGAATGGATCGAGGATTATTTTTTACAAGGTTCAGCATATGCTATGGCACATAATGAA